TATACAATCAGTTCAAAACATTGAACAAAAAAACGGAGAAAGGAGAAGAATTGGAATGGCTTTTAATTACAGTAAGTTAAGAGGTCGCATAATTGAAAAGTACGGAAGTCAGACGGACTTTGCCAAGGCGTTTGGCTGTTCAGACAGGACTTTATCACTTAAAATGACAGGCAAGCGACCTTGGAAACAGATTGAAATTTTAAAAGCAATTAAATTATTAGATTTATCAGAAGATGATATACAGGATTATTTTTTTGCTTTAGAAGTTCAAAATATTTAACTTTCAGAAAGAAATGTTTATGGAGCTACAGATTTTTAGCAATTCAGAGTTTGGAGAAATCCGAACCATTACTAAAGATGATGAACCTATGTTTTGTCTGGCTGATGTATGCAAGGCATTGGAAATATCAAATGTAGGAAATGTTAAGCAGAGGTTATCTGAAAAGGGTATCCATACTGCGGATACCCTTACAAAGGGTGGAATGCAGAAAATGATATTTATTAGCGAGGCTAATCTTTACAAGACAATCTTTCAGAGCCGCAAAGAAAGTGCAGAGAGATTTACAGATTGGGTTACAGGAGAGGTACTTCCGTCAATCAGAAAGACAGGCAGTTATCAGAAAAAGTTATCCCCACAGGAAATGATGAGAATACAGCTAGGTATGTTAGACGATGTGTCAGACAGAGTGTCTAAGTTGGAAAATACAATGAACATTGATTACGGACAGCAGAAAGTGCTTAATGACTTAGTATCAGCAAGGGTAATAAAAATCTTAGGCGGTAAAAACAGTAACGCTTACAAGGAAATAAGCAGAAAAGTATTTGCAGAGATTAATCACGATTACAAGGATTATTTCAATGTTAATTCAAGAGCCAACACACCAAGGCTTAAGAATGAACAGGCAGTTGAATATATTAAAAACTGGATGCCAAGCACTAACACAATGATGTTAATAAAAGATTGCAATGCACAGATAAACTTAGAGAGCTGATGATTAAGCGGAGGATTGTTTTATGGAAAAGGAAGTACAGGCAACACCACAGTATAGCATATCAGTAGAAGAACTGATTGCGGAAAGAAACAATTTAGAAGTCTCTATTGCAGCATACAAGAAAGCTAAGAGAGACAGCAAGATAGCTGAATATTTATGGATTTTATCAGCAATATTATTTATTGCGCAAATGATATTTCAGCTTATTAATTAGAAAGGAGTTTTAGCAGATTGATATTTATTATTTCTGAAAAAGGCGAAAGAGAGCAGATTAATGAGGTAGAAAAGCTTGAAATCCTGGCACATATTGGCAGAAGAACAAGTTACCTCTTAGGAAGAAATAAACATTGTGAGCCATTAAGGAGCATAGTTACAAGAGATATTTTAGGGCAGTTAAAGCACGAATACGGGTGTGGTTTGAGTGAACTGAAAAAGAAGTACATAGCAGACACTCACGATTATATCGACTGCTACGAACTGCCTACAATAATGAAAGAGAGATATAAGTTATGATACAGGGATTTATGCTAGGAACGATATTCGGGATGTTTTTAGAACTGGCTTGTATCGTTCTGACAATGGCAAGGGCAAAGAGAAAAGAAAGGATTGAACAATATGAAACAGGTAAACGAGAAAGTAATAACAGTACAGGATTGCATTGATATGTACGAGAAAAAGGATATGTATACAGTTATTGACGGCGGTAAGGTTGTTGGATTTGTAGAAAAAGAGAAGGAGAACTAAAAATGAAAGAGAGAAATAACAATATTACAGCTTTTGGGTTAGTTGCAGAAGAACCAGTTTTTAATCACGAAGTTTTCGGAGAAAAATTCTTTAAGATGATGATTTCTATTGACAGGGTTAGCGGAGCAGTAGATACACTTCCTGTTCTTATATCTGAAAGAATTGTAGATATGAACGAATTAAAAGCAGGTGCTTGCGTAATGATTACAGGAAGAATAAGAAGCTACAACGAGCATATAGGTGAAAAAAGCAAGCTGATATTAGCAATCTTTACTGAAAATATAGAGATATATGAAAACGAGGAAGAACTACCTTTTAATAATGATGTAGTTCTTAGAGGTTTTATCTGTAAAGAACCTATATACAGGGTAACACCTCTTGGAAGAGAAATAACAGATGTTCTCATAGCCGTTAACAGAGCATATGGCAAGTCAGACTATATACCTTGCATAACTTGGGGCAGAACAGCTAAGTTTGTCGGTCACTTGCCAGTAGGAACACATATAGAAATGACAGGTAGGTTTCAGTCAAGGCCTTATGCAAAGAAGATAAGTGAAGATGAAATTGAAAACAGAGTAGCTTATGAGGTATCAGTAGGCAGAGTTGAGATTATAGAGGAAGAGGAGAATGCTGATGAATAGTGATATTACAGTTTCAGAATTAGCTAGTATGGCAGCAGACAATGAAAAGCGTTGTCAAGTATGGCATCCAGTTCAGGGTGTTATATTTGATGGCACGTTTGATGAACTTGACAGACGGCATTATCTGGCAGATAGAAGATGATGTATTCATTATGAATATATAATAAGGAAAGGATATGTTTATGGAAAGAGCAGTTTTAAAAAAGGTAGTGCTTGAAAATTTTATGTGCTATGCACACGCTGAGTTTGATTTTTACGCCATTACAAAGATTATGGCTAAGAATGGCAAGGGCAAGTCAACTATTGCGACAGCTTATCTGTGGTGCTTGTTTAACTGTGATTATGAGTTAAAGGATAATCCAGTTGTCAGACGAGAAGTTGACGGAAAATCCGTTGATGATATGGACACAAGCGTTGAACTTACACTTGATGTTGACGGAAAAGAAATCACTATGAAGAAAGTACAGAAGCGTACTTACAGCAAGGACGGCAGTTCATACAAGGACGATAACAAGTATTTTATCAATGATGTACCTAAGACTTTAAAGGATTTCAACGCATATCTTGATGTTGATATGAATGTATTCAAGATGTGCAGTAATGTAAATGCATTTCTTAATCAGAAACCGGCTGAAATGAGAGAATACCTATTCAGCCTTGTAGGAGATGTTACAGACCTTGATATAGCTTCACAGAAATCTGAATTAGCCGAGTTAGTTCCTTTATTAGAGAAGTATACAACAGAAGAATTATCCGCTATGAATAAGGCTACCAAGACCAAGATTACAAAGGATTTGCCTATTCTTGACGGACAGATTAAGGAAAAGGAAAGAGATATACAGCTTAAACAGGCTATTGAAGTATCTGACCTTGAATTGCAGAAGAACAGCCTTAAAGTACAGATTGCTGATTGCGTGGCAAAGCAGACAGACAATGAAAAGCTGATGGCTGAATATGACAAGGGTAGTTCGGATATTCTCAATTTGAAGTTTGAACTTAACGATATGTCACGCAAGGCTAATGAGGACAATGTTAAGGCAAGAAGAAATCTTGAATCACAGATTAGCAACCTTAATTATGTGATTATAGATAGTAAGCAGTCAGTAAGTAGTGCAGAAATTATTGTTAGTCTTGATAAAGATAAAATAGCTGAATATCAGAAAACACTTGATGATAGCAGAACCGAATGGAAAGCCGGAAAAGAGCGTGTATTTGACGAGAATAACCTTATTTGCCCTTATTGCAAACAGGGATACCCGGAGGATAAAAAAGAGGAATTAAGGGCAGATTTCAAGGCACACAAAGAAGCAGAACTTAACAGAATTACTGATAAAGGCAACACAGCTAAGAAAATGCTTGATGAAGTCAAAGGATTGTTAGTTGGAGCTGAACAGGAATTGGCTGACAGAAAGCAGAAGTTAGAAAAACATTTAGTGGATTTAGCAGACCTTGAAAAGCAGTTAGCAGAACTTCCGCAGGAGATTGATGTATCAGCCACCAAGGAATATAAGGCACTTGAACAGCAGATAGTCGAAAAGGAACAGGCTATGCACAAAGCTAATGATATTTCAGCAGTTAAGGCAGAATTAAAGTCACAGGAAACAGCTTTAAGACAGCAGTTAGCAGAATGTGAAAGCCAGATTGCAAAGTCTGATACGGTAGCAGATGAACAGCGACTTGAAGAATTAAAGCAGACAAGGATTGATTCTGAACAGAATAAAGCTAATGCCGAGAAGATTCTTGATTTACTTGATGAACTAGACAAAGCAAAGAATGAAGCCTTGACAGAAGCGGTAAACAGTCATTTTGGGTTAGTTAAGTGGCAGTTATTCACTTATACAAAGTCTGGTGGTTATAAAACAGTTTGTATTCCTACCATAGATAACAAATCGTTATTAGATTGTACATCAAATAAAGCAAAGAAAATTATGGGGAAGATAGATATATGTTTATCTATTCAAAAAATATGTAACATAAATTGCCCTTTAATTGTTGATGATATAGAATCACTCGATTCAGAAAATGTATCAAATATTATAAAAAAAATTAAATCACAAGTAATAATGCTAGCTGTTAGTGATGGAGATATGGAAATTTTGGAGATAAAAAATGATTAGCGAAAATAAAAGAATAAAAACCAAAGATATAACTGGAAAAAGGTATGGAAAGCTTATCGTTCTTGGTTTTTGTGAGTACAAATATTCTAAATCTGGGCACAAGAATTGCTATTGGAATTGCTTGTGCGATTGCGGTAATGAAAAAGTGGTATCAAGCGATAGTTTAAGAAGTGGTAATGTAAGAAGTTGTGGTTGCATAAAAACTCAAAGAAACGCAGAGTATTTTACTACTCATAATAAAACACATACCAGATTGTACAGCATATACACAGATGTTAAGCAACGCTGTTTTAACCCGAATAGCAAAGCTTATTTTTATTATGGCGGTAGAGGAATAGTGATGTGTGATGAGTGGAAAAATAATTTTTGCTTATTTTACGATTGGGCTATTGAAAATGGCTATGAAGAATCACTAACCTTGGAAAGAATAGACGTAAACGGAAACTATGAACCATCTAATTGTACTTGGATTCCGGCTAGAGAGCAATCTAAGAATAGGCGTAATAGTCATTATATCACGCACAATGGAACTACTAAAACGTTATCAGATTGGAGTAGGGAGCTAAAAGTTAGCAGGCAAACTTTAAGAAAATGGGAAAATGAGAGTAACGGTGAAAATGCGATAGAAAGAGCAATACAAAGAAGAAAGTGAGGAATAATTATGGCAGAGAATACGGCAGTTGCAGAAAAGAAAGCATTTACCACCTCATTAAGTGAGTGGAGTAATACAATGACAGGACTTATTATCAACGATTATAAGGCTGTTGGAATGGATATGGACGATTACGCAAAAGAGTGTGCTATGGAAGCTATGACAAGCATATTTAATCTTGTTAAGAATGACCCTAAGATTGATATGAGAAACCTTGATACAAGTAATTTAAGGGGCATTGTTAAGCGTTGTGCAAGTCTTAAGTTAAATGCTAGTGCATATCCAAGAGAGTGCTATTTTCAGTTAAGAAATGTAAAGGTGGGAACTGACCCACAGACAGGCAAGGATATATGGCAGAAACAGGTTGAAATGGGAATCGAGGGTACAGGTTATGACTCTTTGCTCGCCAACTACGGAAAAGATGTTAAACAGGTATATCCGTATTGGGTAATTAAAGAGGGTGACAAGTACATACCGCCTAAACATAAAGGACTTACAGTTACAGAGCCGGAGTGGGAAGAAAACGGATTATCTGATAAAGCGGTAAGAGTTGTATATCCTGTTAAGCTATTAGACGGCACAGTAACATATCTTTCTGCTGATAGAGACAGTGTTAAGGTAAATCTGTTAGCGCATGTTAAGCAAAACATAATGAATGAGACTTTTGGTATTTGTGAGGATAGATACCACGCCACACCAAAGCAGAAAGCAGAAATTAAGGCTAAGAAAGACGAGATACTCAATGCCTTAAGAGTGTGCAAGACGGTTGATGAAATGCTTGAATGTGAGCTTGCAAGACCTTTTATAAGCGGTGCTTGGCTCGATACTCCGGAGAGCATGATACAGAGAAAAATGTGTAACAATGCAACAAGGAAATACCCTAAGAATTATGACCCAATGGCACGACAGGCGCAGGTTGAAATGGACGAGGTATATCAAGTTGCACAGGCTGAAATTGCCGAAAATGCTAATACTGTTGAGTTTATAGAAGATAAGGCAGATGTAGTTGACACCACAACCACAGAAGTAACCGAAAAACAGGCAGAAGATAGCACATTACCACCATTTATGCAGGAGTAAGCCTATGAAATCAGCAAGTTTAGAGCAGATGATGGCTGATATGAATAATGGCACTTTTGACTTGACTTGCAATGGAGAATGTACGCAGTGCGGTAATTGTTGTAGTAACTTGCTTCCTATGACAGAAGAGGAAATCGCAACAATCCGCAAGTACATCAAGAAACATCATATTAAGGAACACAGACATAATTATCCGACAGCTACACCAACAATGGATATGACTTGTCCGTTCCTTAATGATGATAAGTTGAAAGAAAAGTGTGAGATTTATTCGGTCAGACCAAGGATTTGCAGAGAGTTTATCTGCCGTCCGAGTAAAAGACCACCGATTGATGATTGGGGTTACAAATTAAAGTGCAAGATAGTTGACGTCAGAAAGGAGTTTTACGGATGAGAGTAATTTCACAGGACGGAACATTAGATGTTCCATATAATGATTATCAATTATTTGTTATTGGTGCTAAATATGATGCAAAAGTAGCACGTATATATTGCCAAAGCTCATACGCACCAAGTGTAAAAATTGCTGAATATTCAACCAACGCAAAGGCACTTAAAGCTATGAAAATGCTTAGAAAAGTGTATGAAAATAATGTGTTTTATCATTGCACAGCCAGTTCAAAGCGTTTTGAAGAAGTACAGCGTATTTTGAGTGAGGAACAATTCCGGAAAGCTACAACAGAGTACTTTCAGTTTCCACAGGATGATGAAATCGAGGTGTGAGTATGAAATTAAAATGCTTAGGCTCATCATCAGCCGGAAATTGCTATCTGCTAACTTCCAACAGTGAAGAAACGCTTATCCTTGATTGTGGAATACCGATTAGGAAAATCAAGAAAGGCTTAGATTGGAACATAAGGGGGATTACGGGTGTGATTATAAGTCACACCCACCTCTAGACCATAGCAAGTCAGTAAACGATTTTAAATCAATGGGAATACCGATACTTGCCCCATATTTAGGCGATAGCTGTAAATCAATGAATATGGGCGAATTTACAGTGAAACCCTTTGATTTAACGACAATAGACGGAAATTGGACACATACCAATGCAGACGGAACACCTTGCCCGGTATATGGCTTTCTGATTACTCACCCGGAAATGGGGAGAATGCTTTACATAACCGATTGTGAGGTTGTCAAGTGGAGATTTAAAGACATAAACCACATTCTCTTAGGCGTGAATTATGACAAGGATTTAATCGACAAGGACAATGCAGGCAAAGCTAATCACGTATTCAGAGGTCACTTAAGTATTGATACAGCTTGCGATTTTGTTAAGGCAAATTATTCAGATAACTTGCAAAACGTCATAATGTGCCATTTATCAAGTGAAAATGCTGATAGAGATAGTTTTATCGAGAAGATGAAAAAAGTTGCTTATGGGGCGAATGTAGATGTTGCAGAGCGCAACAAGGAATGGTTACTTGCTAATCCTAATGAGTGCCCGTTTTAGAAAGGAGATAATGACTATGAATTTCAAATGGAGTGAGGAGGAAGTCCTTTTATTAAAAGATAAATATTCTTGCTCAACAAATGATGAATTAGTTGCCTTATTTCCTAATAAAACATTTTTGGCAATCTATAAAAAAGCTTATTCGCTTAACTTAAAGAGAGATGAAGAAATTAAGTTTTTGAACAGGTCAAAGACTAAAAGTGGTAAAAATGCTAGTAATTGGAATGGCGGTGTTAGGAGAACAAGCAAAGGATATATACAAATATTAATGCCGGAACATAAAAGAGCAGATAAAGGCGGGTACGTTATGGAACATATCTTAGTTTATGAAAAAGCCACAGGAATAGAAGTGCCACGAAATTGTTGCATACATCATTTGAACGGGATAAAAAATGATAACAGAATTGAAAATTTATGTATGATGACAAATTCAGCACACACAATATATCATCATACAGGGCAAAAAAGAAGTGAAGAAACTAGAAAACGAATTTCAGAAAGCAAGAAGAAAAAATATGAATAAAGTGATAATTTCGGGGAGAGTTGTTAGGGATGCTGATGTTAGATATTCACAGACAGCAAACGGAAGTATGGCGGTAGCAAGGTATACATTAGCTGTTGACAGAACTTTTAAGAAAGAGGGCGAACAGGCAGCAGACTTTATTAACTGTATTGCATTTGGCAAGAATGGAGAGTTTGCAGAGAAGTATTTACATCAGGGAACTAAGATTATCGTTGAGGGCAGATGGCAGACAGGCAACTACACTAACAAGGACGGACAGAAAGTCTACACTAATGATTGCGTTGTTGAAAGACACGAGTTCTGCGAAAGTCGTACTAATCAGCAGAGCAACAATAATGGAATTATGGGCGGTAATGCTAGTTCAGACAGTTTTATGTCAATTCCAGACAATGTAGCTGACGAGGGATTACCATTTAATTAAAGAGGTGTGAGTATGGCAGAGAACGAAGCAATAGAAAAGCTGAAAAATATGCGATTATATATGCAGATTACGGACAAGAACAACGATTGCAAGTTTACAGAAGATGATTACAAAGCTAACGAAATGGCAATACAGGCACTTGAAAAGCAGATACCGAAGAAACCTATTTTAAAAAATGGAGAAAACAGGAGCTTTGTTGACTATGAAAATGGATACGGAGAATACAAAGTAACAAAATGGCAAGATTGGGTATGCCCTATTTGCGGTTGGTTTGTAGGACAGAGATATAATCGGTCCCAAAACCATCCACACGACCAAAGGAAATGTAATTACTGCAATGAGTGCGGTCAAAAAATTGATTGGAGTGATAACGATTGAATTATCAAAACATAGCAAGAGCCAAAGCGATTGAACAGGAAAATAAAAAGCGACTGTTGAAGCTGAATCCAAATCTGAATGACAGGAGTGGGATTTACTTCCTACTTCGAGAAGATGAAAACGGATTTAAGTATGCGTATATCGGACAGGCGGTACATACACTTAGCAGATTGGCAAGCCACCTTGTAGGCTACGAACAGCACATAGACCTTAGCTTGCGCAAACACAAGCTGTATGACAAAGAGAAAAATCCTTATGGTTGGCGAGTTGAATTTCTGAATTTCCCCGAAAGTCAGCTTGACGAAAAAGAGAAGTATTACATCAAGCTATATGCTGATAAAGGCTATCAGCTTAGAAATGTCAGTTTAGGTGGTCAAGGAGAAAATCGTGCTAGTGGTTCAGTAGGAGAAAGAAAAGCACCTAAAGGCTATATGCAGGGCATACAGCAAGGCAAAAAAGTGTTAGCGAGGGAATTATCGTCTATCGCAGAAAAGCACCTTAAAATCGAAATTAGAGACGATAAGAAGCATAACAAGGTATCGCAGAAACAGTATGAGAAGTTTATGGATTTATTGAAAGTGGGTGAAAGTGAATGACAAAAGCGGAAGAACTTTTAAACAAGGCAAAAGAAAAATACGCACAAGGAGAAAAATACAGAGAGCTTGCCAATAGCTATTTTAAAAGTTGTAGGGAATATACGATTGAATACAGGATGGAAAGTGTAGATAGTGTTTTGGATTTTATTCGTGATGAATACAGAGCCGGCAGAATTTGCAACCTTGAAATACTATTGTGTCATTGCCAAAACAAGCTGAATGGAAATATTGATGGAACGGAATTAGACCTTGATGAGCATTTAAGAGGAGTTCCTTTTGAGAAAGTGGGTGATTCGGAATGAATGATTGCAATGGCTGTAGATACGAAAACAGCACAGATATAGAGGTGCATTTAGAATTTTGTACGAATTGTAAAAGAGCCTATTCCAATGAAGAAGATAGGGAATTTCACGAAGATAAGTATAGGACTATAGACTAAAAATCAAAGAAAGGAATAGGTTGTGCGCACATAAAACCGAGGTTTCCTTTTGGTAGATTTTTATGACACAGGACGGACAGTTTGAATTAACTGACTTTTTGAGCAAGAAGATTGCGAATAAATCTGTTATGGACTTGACAGCTTGGATAAACAGTCAAGGAAAAGCACAATATACGCAGATTGGTGAGATTATAGAAGAAGTTTACAATCGTGAAAAAGATAGCGGAGAACTTGTTGAAAGGCTCACAAATGCTGTATCGGTGTATGTTCTTAATCAGTCTATGGGATATATGAACTATTTGAGAAAGGAAAGCGAGTGATGAAAGACGAAACAAAGCAGGAAATACAGATTTTACTTGACCTACTCAAAGGCAGTCTTGCAAGAAATGGTGTAAGTATGGCAACCGATAATAGCGGCAACTTGATGTTCTTTGATACAACAGCTTATATCAAGAGTAAAGGCAAGGAATTTGACGGATTCAGAGTTAATATCAACGATTTAGTGAAGTAACAATGTGGCAGAACTTGAAGAGGTAGACTATGAATAAAGGTTGGATAAAATTGCATAGGCAACTACTGGATTGTTGGATATGGCGAGTAAATGAACCATTTGACAAGCGTTCAGCTTGGGTTGATTTATTGCTTACCGCTAACCATTCAGATACAAAACTATTATTCAATGGAGAAATAATCACAATAACAAGGGGGCAGATTTTAACATCTGTCCGACAGTTATCAGCAAAATGGAATTGGAGTGTAAATAGAACATATCGTTTTTTAAAAATGCTAGAAAATGAAAATATGGTGCAAAAAGAAAGCAATGATAATAGAACACTTCTAACCATAGTAAATTATAGTGTTTTCCAGTTTTCAGAAAACAGTAACGGAAACACTGACGAACACACCAACGGAAACAGTAGTGGAAACGCCGATAGAACACTTACGGAAACACCAACGGAAACAGTGACGGAACACATACAAGAATGTAAAGAATGTAATAATGATAAAGAATTAAAGAATGATAAGAATATAAAAGAAAAAGATATTACTAACGTAATATCCAAAAAGAAAAGTTATTATCCAGATGATGAATTACTTGATGAAGCATTTAATGAGTATGTGACAATGCGTAAGAGAATTAAAAAACCTATATGCACTGACAAGGCATTGCATAGGGCTATGAATACTCTTGAAAAGCTGTCGGGTGGAGATAATGACTTAGCCGTAAAAATTCTTAATCAGTCAGTAGACCATTGCTGGCAAGGACTGTTCGAGCTGAAAGAAGATAATTCTAATAAGCAAGGCAATCAGATTTTCAATAAGGGTGCTATTGACTGGGATAATGTGTAAAAAAAAGGGGGGCAGTAAGAATGAGCAGATTAGATGATACACTTAATGGAATTAATTTCAGATACGATTATCCGCACAACGGAAGGGTTGAATCACTTTTAAGAACAATAGCGATTAATAGTGCTATTATATGCGACAAATTAGATACTATTTCTAATCAACTGAAAGGAGATGGCAATGACAAGAGAAGAAACAGTTAAAATCATCCGCATTATGTGTGATTGCTACCCTAACTACAAGCCTAACAACTTATCCGAAACAGTAGATGTGTGGAATATGATGCTGAATAATTACAGTTATGAACAAGTGTCAGTTGCACTTAAAGCATACATCAACTCTGATATAAGCGGATTTGCTCCAAGTATAGGACAGTTGATAGGTAAGATACAGACAATATCACAGCCACAGGAGCTTGACGGAATGACAGCTTGGGGATTGGTTAGTAAGGCGTTACGGAATGGTACTTATGGAGCAGTTGAAGAATTTAACAAGCTACCGCCACTTGTAAAACAGGCGGTTGGTTTGCCAGATAACCTTAAAAACTGGGCAACATCAGATTATCAGACGATTGAAACAGTAATACAATCGAATTTCTTAAGAACCTATGAAACAGTTGTTAAGCGTGCAAATGAAATAAATCGTATGCCAGACGACATTAAGTCACTTATCGAAAAGACGAATGCAATTTCGTATAAAGCTCAATTCCAGCAAAAATTCCAAAGGGATATAAATACACCTACAATCAAAGAAAATGTCCTTATTGGTCAAAATACAAACGCAGAAGAATATATTGAAGCACCTAAAGAAGTGCAAGATAGAATTGACAGAATGAGAGGTTGATTTTCAATGGAGACAACGCCAATTAGTCCGCAGAAGAAATTATATAATTACCGCCGAGAGAATGGATTGTGCCCTAAATGCGGCAAGCCGCTTGATAGAAAAGGCTTTTATTGTGAAGAATGTAGGGAGAAGCAAACGACTTACAGTAGAGAAACTAGAGAACTTTGCAGGCAGTTTAAAATTTGCCCGGAATGTCGCAAAAATAAACTTGTGGGTGATGAAAAGATATGTCCGGAATGTTTGGCTAACAAAGCTGAATATAGAGCTAATCACCCATTAAGTGATGATAAGCGAAGAAAAAACAATGAAGCATTTAAACAATATTCAAAAAACTTATATGCTGAACGTAGAAAAGCTGGCATATGTGTTAGATGTGGCAAGGCTAAAGCTGTTAAGGGTAAAGCAAAGTGTTTTATATGTCAGAGTAAAGATAATGCTATCCACAGAAAAAGAACTGAAAATAGGCAAAATATAAAAGAATATCGCAAAGAAAATCACTTGTGCTATTACTGTGGAGAACCTATTAACAGACCACAAGGGCAATTGTGTCAGAAATGCTGGCAGACAGACTATGAAAGGGGTAAAAGCCTTAAGAATGATAACAGCAAGCACTACTGGCGATACGACAATCAGTTTCTAAGAAAGAAGTGAAAATATGAGCAAGGCAGAACAGAAAAAGTTTAAGGAACAAATGTTGCGTGTTCAGATGAACAGAATTAGCAATGAACACCAGAAAAAAAATTTTGAATCAGCATTGATATTAATTATGTGGGTACTACATGATAAGTTCGGTTTCGGACAGCAGAGATTAACAAAAGTACAGAGAGAACTTAAAGTACTTATAGATAACTATAATGACGGATTATTCACAGCGGAAGAGCTTGTTAATCAGTTATACGAAGAAACAGGAATAGAACATATTAAGTTTAAATAAGGAGATAGGCTTATGAAGTTTTCGGGACTGACTAAGCCGGAGCTTGATGAAATAATTGAAAATGCCAATTTCACAGAAGAGGAACTAAGAATTTTCAAGTTGCTTGTGGGTAATATGAGCTTAGAACAGGTTAGTCAAAGACTTATGTTATCCAAAGCAACAATTTCAAGAAGAGTTAAGGATATAAAAATCAAGATAGAAAGGACTGATGACATGGTTAAAACAATTCCTATATGGGAAAAAGTTACATTAACAGTTGAAGAAGCGTCCGAATATAGCAATATCGGAATTAATAGAATCAGCAGTATGCTTAATGAAATTAGCTGTCCATTTGTTTTAAGAGTTGGGAATAAGAGGCTTGTTAAGCGTAAGGAGTTTGAGCACTATATAGAAAAAAGTAACGAAATATAGAGATATATTGAAATATATGCCTTGATGTAGTAATATGTGGTTGTCTATATCAAGGCTTTTTTCAAAAGAAAGGAGCTTTTGAATGGGAAAAGATTTAAAAGGTAAAGAACTAGGTGTAGGATTGTCGCAGCGAAAGGACGGTGTGTATCAAGGGAGATATAAAGATAGATTTAATAAGATTAAATATATTTATGGCACAAAGTTATCAGAAGTTAAAAAAGAATTGGCTGTTGCAATAGCAGAAAATATTCAATTTACAAGCATTAGAGATGATATTAAGCTGGACGATTGGTTTAATCGTTGGATAGAAGTGTACAAAAAGAAAAGTGTACGCCCTAATACCCTTAGAGAATACACTCACATATACAATAAAAATATATCACCTTTTTTAGGAAATCGCAACATAAATTCCTTTGTTAAATCAGATATTCAAACACTAATTGATAAAATAGCTGATGACAATTATAAATATGAACGGCAGAACAAGATTAAGGTTATACTTAATGATATGTTCAGTAGAGCAATAGAAGATGACTTAATGATTAAAAATCCAGCAAAAGGTGTAAAGCTTAGGGCTGATAAAGAACTTAAAGCTTTCACACTAACAGCAAAACAACAGATAGAGTTTTTAGAAGCAAGTAAAGGGACATTTTACGATAATTTGTATAATGTGGCAGTTAATACAGGCTTGCGCCCAGGAGAACTGTTTGCACTTACACCTAATGATATACACTTAGATGAGGGGTATATTGATGTTAATAAGACACTTGTGTATCAAAAATACCTTGATGATAAGTGCAAAACTTTTCACATTGAGCCGCCTAAAACCAAACAGAGTTATAGACAAGTACCTATTAACAGCGAATGCATTAAATATCTTGAAAAGCAGTTCGAATTAAAGGATATTGTAAAGTGCAAAAGGCCTAAAGAGCAGAACAATTATTTGTTTGTGACAAGTTATAACACGCCTCTCAATTCGCAGATTTATTCAGATTCAATTAAAGCTATTGTTAAGCAGATAAATCTTGCAAGAAGTTTTGATAACGAATTTCCTGTGTTTAGTGGACATACTTTAAGACATACTTTTGCTACAAGATGTTTTGAAGCAGGTGTGCAGGCAAAAGTTGTTCAATCATATTTAGGTCATGCAACTCTTAAAATGACAATGGATTTATATACACATGTAACAGAAGAAAGAGCGGCAGTAGATATTGAAAGAATTGTGAAAGACAAGGACAACATTGTTGATTTTAAGAAAAGTGCTGTGTAGTAAGTGTGTAGTACTACACACATTAAAACTGAAAAAACCACAAAATAAGAGGGTTTAAGATGTATAATATATTTAACTTGGAAAACTTATTATGTATACCAGACTACCCCTTATGAACTTAACAAAAAGCACAATAAATGCGGTATTTAAGGGATTTTAAGCGGCATTAGATTAATTATCAATTTCCACATATTTCTATGTATTTCTATGTATTTCAATAGCAAAAGTGTGTAGTAAGTGTGTAGCAACAAGATTAAAAGTGTGTAGTAAATTAAAACTAAATAAAGCCTTGATGTATGACATAAATATGAGAAGAACTTGATAATGTTCTTCTCTTTTTTTATGCAAAAATATAATCAGAAAGAGAGGTAGTGCGAATGTTTTCAGATGAAGTTAGAGAAAAAATCTTGAGTAAAGAAGAATTACAAAAGCTTGACTTAGTGACATTATCTCTTGTTATCCACGCAATCGAGGAAGTTTTAGAGGAGGCAGACAATGAACAATCCTTATCAAGCAGTGCCTATGATGAATAATTCTTATATGCAATCTCAAAATCCATATATGGATAGAATGAACTTTTTGCAAAATTATCAGCAGAGCTTGCAACAACAGCCTATGCAGATGAATCAGCAGCCTATGCCACAGCAGATAGCAGGCATTAACGGAAGAATAGTACAGACAGTTGAAAATATTAATGCAAATGAAGTGCCTATGGATGGCTCAATGGCATTTTTCCCAAAACAGGATATGTCGGAAATATATGTTAAGGGTTGGAATGCTGACGGAACAATTAAGACGGTTGTGTATAAGCCTTATACAGCCCCTAAAGATAATCAGACAGTAAATTCTATGGCTAATACAGAAAACGCTAAATTTACCCTATCAGACGAAAGCACACAGCTATTTCTGAATAAGTTTGAGGAATTATCGGAGAAAATAGGGCAGTTGGAAAATAGATTTGATAAATCTTTAGGAACACAGAGAAAAACATCAAGAACTCAAAGTAAGGGCGGTGATGAAGAATGAATCAGCAGTTAATTCAAACTATAAATCAACTTAAGTCAATTCGGAATCCACAGCAAATGGCAATGAATTGTTTACAACAGTCGGCACAGCGTGGAAATCCTATGGCAAAAAACTTGCTTAATCAGATAAACAGTGGAAACACGCAAGGCGCAGAGCAAATTTTAAGTAATTTTATGAATACACAAGGAATAAACCTTAATGATATTAAGGGTATGATGAATTAGGACATTTTGGGTTGTGCGCACATAATGACCGGTTATCCCATTTGTTAATAAAATAAATGGAGGTAAACAAGATGTTTAATTCAAACGGAGTTAGTCTCGCAGATATTGCCGCAGTAACAGGCAATAATCGTAATAACGATGGTATGTGGGGCGATGGTGCATGGTGGATTGTAATTCTCTTAATCTTTGGCTGGGGCAATAACGGCTGGGGCGGTTTCGGTGGAAATGGCAACGGCGCAGGCTACACTGATTCAGCTATACAAAGAGGTTTTGACAATCAGGCAGTTATCAGCAAGTTAGATGGCATTTCTAACGGACTTTGTGACGGCTTTTATGCTATGAACAACAGTATGCTCACAGGTTTTAATGGTATTAACACAAATATCATGCAGACAGGCTACGGCATACAGCAGGCTATTAACGCTGATACAGTCGCCAATATGCAGAATACAAACGCATTACAGGCACAGCTTGCTAACTGCTGCTGCGAGACAAGAGAAGCTATTCAGGGAGTTAATTACAATTTAGCAACTAACACTTGTGCTTTACAGAACACAATGAACAACAATACAAGAGATATTATTGACAGCCAGCAGGCAGGAACAAGAGCTATTCTTGATTACTTATGTACAAAGGAAAATGCAGATTTGAGAGATAAGGTACAGAAACTTGAGCTTTCTGCTTCACAGGATAGACAGAATGCACTTCTGACTACTGCAATGACAGCACAGACACAGCAGATTGTCAACTCTGTAAATCCTACAGCTATTCCAGCCTATGTTGTTCCTAATCCTAATGCTTATGCTTATGGATGTGGTTGCAATGCAGGATGTGGCTGCTAAAACTGAATAATTGAGTATCTTAATTGAGTTTAACTCGATTATGTCTGCTAAGCAGTATTACTTACAAACACAAAGGGCAGACTATAATGTTTGCCCTTATTTTTATGAAAGAGAGGTAAAACAATGGAAATAACAGGAATTGCATTACAAACAGTTGCCGCCGGAGAAGATGTTGCATTTACAGAAACACCGGTATGCGGTAGCAAATGTATAGTCCACAGACAGGGAAGCGGAATTATAAAGTTAAGAGGTATCACAAATCAGTGTAAGGCTAGATTTTTAGTATCTTATAGTGGAAACATTCAGATACCTACAGGCGGTACAGTTGGAGCTATATCACTTGCTATTGCAGTAGACGGAGAGCCTTTACAGTCAACACGAATGATAGTTACTCCGGCAGCAGTACAAAATTTATTTAACGTTTCAGCGCAGGCATACGTTGATGTGCCTTGTGGTTGTTGCAGTACAGTAGCGGTGCAAAATACATCTACACAGGCTGTTGAGGTGCAGAACAGCAACTTAATCGCAGTAAGGGAGGCTTGACGTTATGCATATTGAAAGAATACACAAAATGGTTGAGTGCCTTACCGAAAAGACACTATCTGAACTTGATAAGGGCATTGAAAATGTAAATGTTGAGGAAATGTCAGAAGCTGTGGATATGATTAAGGATTTATGTGAAGCTGAATATCGTGCAGTTATCGTTAAGTCTATGAAAAAGGCTGATGAAGAGGAAGAAGAGTACGACAAAGAGCTCCTAAGAAGTCTTAAGACAGAATATGGCGAAGAAAATGGCAGAAGATTTTACGACCACTACCGCTATGCAAACGGCAGATTCGCACCAAAAGGTAAAGGAACATACCGCAGAGGATATGAAGAGCCGCCATATTACCATATGTACCCAGAAGCAGAACATATGAGGGATATAGATAGAGATTATGGCAAGATGTATTATACAGAGCCAATGTCTGAAAGCAATTACGACAGAGCAAAGAGAAACTACACAGAAACCAAGGAAATGCATAAGGCTAACACGCCAGAAGATAAGGAACACAAGATGAAGTCACTTGACAGCTACACTAAGGAACTTGCAAGCGATATTACAGGGATGGTAGCTGATATGTCAGCAGAAGAGAAGAACTTACTTAGAACGAAGTTGAGCACTCTTGTATCTAAGATATAATTTCAAAGGCTATGAGTAGCAATATTCATAGCCTGTTTTATTCAGAAAGGAGCATACAGATGATTTTTAACATTAATGGCACAATCTGGCAAGTACAATATAAAAATTCAAATTCGGGCGAATTAAAGCGGTCAGACAATGTTTCTGTATTAGGTGTGACAGATAGGAATACACATACAATTTATCTGTCAAATGTTTTGCGAGGATTTATGCAACGCAAAGTGCTGATACACGAAGTATGCCACGCAATCTGTATGTCCTACGATGTATATTTGCCTATCGAACAGGAAGAGATATTGTGCGATTTTGTGGCAACTTATGGCGATGAAGTATTTGACATTGTTGATATGGTTTTAGGAGCAGTTAGGAGAGTGGGATGATGAGTATAGATGAGTTGTTAAAGATAATTCAAAAGACTAATCCGACTATGACTAAGGAATTGTTGATATATGAGCTTGGTCAATGTCGGTATTCAAGTAAAGCATTAATTTATACAGAAAGTTGCTGTATTGACAATAATATCTAAAAATGCTATTATTTAATAGATGTAAACAATAGATAACTATTATATCATTTTACCTTAATAGAACCATAGTGGAAAGTTGCATTGATACATTTTTGTATAGGTGCAACTTATTTTATTTTGGAGGTTTTGTTATGAGAGTTATAAGGTTAAAAATGTATCAAGAAATGGCTAGATTTAACAATCCATCAGCGCCAAGAGGTGCGGATTGTTATCCTTTGCCGCCGTTCAGCACAGTTAATGGATTTATCCATTCAATGTGTCAATGGAAAAAGTATCATAAATTAGATTATTTCGTTACTGGCAAGGGCGTTTACAATACCAAAACACAGAAAGAATGGCACGGTGGTAAGCGTTTTAACAAAGTTAGTGATGAAATGCTTAAGCGTTGGGATATTATAACAGATTATACAGACGGAAGCCACACCGGATGGGTTAATACGGTTAAATATCATTTGATGTTAGTTGATTTATACACAACTATATACATCAAATCTAATGATAGTGACATAGATGATATATACCATGCTTTACTAAACCCACCGGTATATCCATCATTGGGTGAATATGGTGATTTATGTAAAATTGAAGCGGTAGACATTATAGAGCTTAAGGAACTTAGTGAGCCTGTATCAGCTCCACTTGCTATGCAATCTTATATTCCTGTTAATAAAGGCAATTTTGCAGGAACTATATATAGAATTAATAACAAATATGAAATCGTCAAAGGGCTTAGGCGATTCCAGAAAGTTTCTTGTTACTTAGTGGATAAAGGGCAAGAAGTTATGAGCAATCTTTTTGATGATGATGAGCCAATTATTTTTATAGATTAATTTAAACCCCACGGAATATAATGCAACTTTTTTGCTACCCCCGTGGGGTTCTCTTTTATATTCGTAATTTCGATTTTGACAATTCCCAAAATTTGCTTCAGATTTCGTTTGAATCCTACTTGAAAAATTGAAAAAATTTTCCTACAAAAATATAATGTGAATTTTTCAATACCCCCGTCATATGCAATTTTGAAATCCAAAAATCGGTTACACAGAATTTTAATTTTTGCTCCCGATTTTGTTCAGATTTGCCCTGAAAAATTGATGAAAAACTTTAACAGATTAAAGTGCATTATATAAACTTGACCGGCTGCGGTTCGTGTTTATTTTGGCTTTGTGGCTTTGTGATTTGCCTTGTACGGCGGTTTTATTACGCTTGTGTAGATTTATAAGCCTACAAAATAAAACAGCCTTAAAACGTCTTTAACAGCGTTGTATAAAATGGGTATAATATGCCCTTACAAGTTGTGGAAGCTGTCGCCAGTTTTGGCGGATTTTCCAGAACGCACGCCGCCCCAATTGGGTACACTTGTACACCTAAAAGCCTTATATATAAGCATAGCATTATTATATTAATTTTTCAAGGTACGCAAAGAAAAGCATATAAAAATATATGCTTAATGCTTGCGGCTGGAATCGAGCAAGCCAAAAGGGCGCAACCTGTACACTCCCCAAAAGCTAATTCGCTAATTTTGTTTTTATCTGCTTCAAAAACTTTTTATTCATATCACAATCTTTAATTCCTCGCATTTTTAAGACATAGACACTTATGTCTTTATAATACAAATCAACAATTCCTTCTCTGTTGTGCCAGTCGTTTACATCTCCTTGCCAGCATTTTATTCTGTGCTCTTCTTTTTGCCTTGCGATTTCTACACTTTCGGCAAAATCCTTTTCTATATTTATTTTATCATTCAAAAACCTGTTTATTAAACCCTTAAAGGTTTTTAAATCTGATTTATATATATAAATTATATATAATTTTCTATAAAGTTCTTCGCTTCTCTCAGTAAGCAATATATCTTTTTCTTTTTCTGCTTTAATCTGTTCTAACTCTGCCGCAGTTCTTCTCGTATACGTTTTCTTTTTTCTGTTAGATATAATTTTATCGAATTCTTTAACTGTAAAGTTTAGTACTGCACTTTCTTCTATACAATAAAAATCTGTTTCATTGTAATTTTTTCCTGTATGATGCCAGGAAGACCACACCAGAAAATTCTCTTTCAATTCTTTTAATGTCATTTTTTTAAAATCTATTTCTGTTTTTTCATCAGCGTGCCAAAAAATGTTATCTATCTCTTCCAAAATAGTGGTTTTAGTCCACTTATACATAGGTTTTTCACCTTGCGAATACGCCCAAACGGCGTTGTTACTCATTTGATTTTTATAATATCCTGCCATCTTTTTAAATCTCCTTTACTTTTTATATTTTATATGCTATTATAACAAAGACATTTGTTGTTGTATATTTTTAGGACAAGTGCTATTTTGAATGGTAAGAGAGGAAGTATATTGTACTTCCTCTCTTTTATTTTAGCAAGCCGGGGAATCGAACCCCGGAAGTGTCAACCTTGCTAATTATGCGATTTTTTCAACTTTTCGCCTTTTCTTTTCGTTCTCTGTTCTGCTTATGCTAGAGTCATCAAAAAGTATATTATATCCGTCATCTTTTAAGGTCTTAGCCATTTCAAAAGCGTTAATTTTTGGAAAGCCGCAAACGTACTCAATAACATTCATTCTAATATATCCGTTTTCTTTTCCCAGCTTTTCCAAATCCTTTTTATAAAAATTAAACATTCTTATTTCTTTCTGTTCTGCTGTTTCGTTTGTCATAGTATTAACCCTCCTATCTAAATACCATACAATATTTATTATGATTGCCATTGTCTGCTACAAATTCAAATAGAATTACTTCATAGCCTTTTTTCTCAGTATATTCCTTGCGTTCTTTGGAATTATATTCCTCCGTAAGACATTCTAAGGTTTCAAAGAAAAAATGCTCAAGTCCAGAATCTAAAACTTTTGCTTCTTCTCGTGTATCATATCCATTGCAAATCTTGCTTGCTTCTTCTTTCGTAATATTAAAGTAATCTGTGGTTTTATAAATTGTCATATAATCAATCATCCTTTCATTGTGCGCCCTGTCTCATCGGTGCAGGTGGGGCGGTTCCTGCAGACGGTGGGAATCTCCACCGTTTCGACTAATTTTCGCAATGTGTTAAAACAGATATAAAAAAGGCTTCAACTTCAAGCATTCTTGGATTGTCAAAATCAACCTCTTTTTTCCAACGCTCTAATTCTGCCTTTATTTCTTTCTTTGTTCCATACTGATTGCAAGGCATAGATAGGTTTTTGATTTCTCTTTCTGTACCAAAGCAATAATCTCCATAGTATTCATCATGAGCTAATACAAAGCCGTTTTTATTTGCTAATATCTTCATTTTTAACACCTTTCATTTTATATTTTTTGCTTGTCTCATCAGTGGCAAGGTTGCAACCCTACACCAGACCGCCAAAAGTGGCGGTTTCGACTAGTATTTACCAGGCTTTTCATAGCGAATGATTGCGACTGTTTCGCCTGTACTCTTAAGAGTTCCCCAGCCGTTCCACATCGGACCATTTAAACCTTTTAGTTTAGGTTGATTATAAAGTTCTTCTCTCTGGCTTTCTGCTAGTCTGCCATCATTATAGCCATATATAAGGGCTTCAAACTCTGCCGCTGTCTTGATTTCCGCTGGTAAATCGTAAACGCATTTATTGCCATTTTCTAATGTTCCTATAATCATTTTTAAGCCTCCTTTTTAACCTCTAAACTGTCAATATTGCCGTTTTTCATCTCTTCCAGAATAGCGGCAACCTCTTCTTTTATGCTTCCCTCTGCTGGTTCTGTGCCTGTGACTTTAATTCTGTAAATTGTCATAACCTTGCACCTTTTCGCCGATTGTGATATAATCGGCTTGCCTTTCTTTTTTGATTGGTGGCGGTTCGTTCTTGGTAGGAGTGACCGCCTTATTTATTTTGTAGCTTAATAATAACACCTTTTAAGGTGTATGTCAACACCTTTTAAGATGTTTTTAAATTTTGTTTTTAAGTGTTGCAAAACTGCAATATTTTATATATAATAGTAAAAACAAAACAGAAAGGAGCTTGTAAATGATTACATATAAAATAGATGTATTAAAAGAGCTGGCACAGCGTGGCTACACCGCTAACAGAATGAGGAAAGAGAAGATATTAAGTGAAAGCACAATGCAGAATCTAAGAAACAGGAGTGACATTAATACAAAAACTTTAAATACATTATGTATTATATTAAGATGCCAGCCAAACGACATTTTAGAGATAGTACCAACCAACGACGAAAAAATAAAATATTTTTAAATAACACTAAAAAGGGTGTTGACAATGTAACACTATTGGTATATACTTAAGATACATTAAAAGAAAGGACAGCCGAAAGGCTGGAAGGTGGAAAGGATGAAAACAATTGAATTATTAAACAAGGCTGTTGAGCTTGGATTTAGCAGAGAAAAGGCGCTTGCAGACATAGACGCAAGCCTTGACGAAATAATCGGAGCAGAGAACAGAAAGCCAATTACAGAAGAGGAAGTCAGCGAAGAGCTGGCAAGCGATATTTTATTAGGTTTTGAATGTGAAAAAGAAAGCAATTAAGAAAGGTTAAAAGGTGGAAAAGATGGAAACAATAAGCATTGACAAGCTCAAGGAAATGAGCTACGAAGATGGAAAAGCATTTTTGTCGAATGACGGATACAGTGTTAAAGCTGGAAAAGAAAATTATAGCCCCTGCGATGTGGAGTATGAATATGCAACAGACATCTATTTTTTCGCAGAAAGCGAAGATAAAATAAAAGAAATAGATAGAATATGTTGTACTCTATATTCTAACGATTATATATATACTAACGAAGATGAAGAAGCATATAATGTGTTAGATAGCGATATATTAAAAACGACTTGGGAAAAAGATGACCCACGAATAACAAAAGCCGGTGTTCTTGCCAATTTAAAAAATTTTATTGGTAGGAATATAGATGATTTTGATACAGATATATGTGAAGCCTTTGAGGATTATGATGAGCAAGGCGAGACTTGTATGTCTTGCGAAAAAGGCCAAGATAATAGTTATACTTATGTAGCATCTATAGATGCTGAGTATTCAACACTATTTATAATTGCAACTGATAACAATAACATAATAACAGATGTTTGGGTACAAGAACGATAAAAAATAACTGATTTAAGCTAGGAAACTGCGTAAGATGTATAATTGTTAAAATAGGCGGTTATACATCTTTTTTATTTTAAAGCAGAAAGCAGGAATGCAACGATGAAAAGAATAGAATTTGAACCAGAAGAAAAAATTTATGGCACGTATTGGACAGCTATAGAAGAAGCCCCAAGTAAAAACGGAGAAAGATATTATAAATGCCGCTGCATTTGCGGAAAAGTTAAAGAAGTAAGTGCTAAAAGTTTAAAATATGGAAAAAGTAAATCATGCGGTTGTGTAGCAGCTAAAAGATTAAGTAAAAAATACAAGGGTGTTGTAAAAAAAGAAAATGATATAGACTTAACAAATAAAATATTTAACAAGATTAAAGTGGTTAAACGCATAAGCGGGAAGGGAGTTCAAACAATATGGGAGTGTGAATGTTTAAATTGTGGGAAAATCTTTAATAAAACCCAGCACAATCTCGCATCTGGTCGATGTGTGTCCTGTGGATGTGCAAAGCGGGAAAATTCTAAGAAAAATATTAATAAATATTTAGGACAGGTAGAAAAAACAAATCTTAGCACAATTAATAGCGATAAGCCGGGGAAAGCGAACACTTCCGGAGTTAAGGGCGTAAGCTATCGAAAAACAACGAACAATTATGTTGCATACATTGGATTTAAGGGCAAATTGAATATAATAGGCTATTTTAAGACGCTAGAAGAAGCAGCAGCCGCACGAAAACAAGCGGAAGAGAAATTGTATAAGCCAATTTTAGAAAAATATAACTATAAATCAAACAAAGAAAATTGACTTTGCAATATATTTATGCTATATTATTTTAATAATTAAATATAAGATTTACACCCGATAATATTAATATTGTTATCGGGTTATTTTTATGTTATTAGATATATAAAATTAATTAGCTGGAGCAGACCCAGCAGAAAGGGGGAACATATGGAGAAACTACAGGAAACACCAGACACACCGGAGATATTCCAGAATGACATAGAATTATATCTGACAAAATTTTGTGAAGAGCACAACATCGAAGATATGACCAAAGAACCACAGAGCAGATGGAATGCTGCATTAATGTATATAAATAAATATGTTTTTAGTGATAAAAGTATATTAAAGTTAAATAAGAATATTAATAAAAATAATACTAATTGCATAATGGATAATAATTTTAATATGTATGATTATGATAAAGTTGAGTATATATTATATATATATTATTATTTATGTGCTGTATATGATAAAGAGTGTAGTATTATAGGTTTTAGTTTATTAACTGGAATTAATAGGGATACTATATACGACTGGGGTACGAAAGAGAAGAAGCTAAGTACAAAAAGTTGTGACATCGCGGAAAAACTGCGCATTTTTCGTGAAGAAAGTTTATCCAATAAGCTTGCAACAGGTAACAAAAATCCGGTTGGAATTCTGGCAATACTCAATCGCCATTTTGCTTGGAACTTGCCCGGTGTTAGTCGTGAAAGCAGCAGCAAAACACCTCTTACAGCCGCAGAAATACGCCAGCAATTAAACCAAAATAATACACAATTAACCGATAAACAGCAGATAAACGCTGTAAACAATTCAGACACAATTTAAACAGCTTGCAAACCGCTTAAATACTGGGTTTGTGAGTAATAAGTATTTATATAACGCTGATAAATTAAGGTTTATCGGCGTTATGGTATGGATATGGTGTTAATTGTGTTAATTGTTTGAGAATATGGCATAAAATAGACACAATTACACAGATAAGGGCGGAGGGGGTTTATTTGCCCCTCAGGACCCGCCCAACTAAGTTGCTCATTTTCCCACGATAAGAAAAAGGCTTTATATATTAATATATATTTATATTATTATCACCACATAATACACATATTATATAATTATATATAAATAGCACCTAACTATTAATCATATAATTAATACTAATAAATCACTTATATATTTAATTAAAAATAATCCAATTAACATCTATACATTTAAGCTAATTAGGTGTATAATAGACACATATTAATCAATCACAAGATATTCAATAAATACACACATCAAAACGGCTAATTCAGCCGAGTAAATTCCAAAAAAATTTCAAAAAATAAAAAAGAGTTAGGAGTTATAAATGCAGGGCAATGAATACCAAAAATTGGCTATGCGTACTAACGATAAAAAGGCATATCGTAGATTATATATTGAATTAACTGGCAAGCTTCCACTTAGTCCTATAACAGAAAGCAATGCTAAGTGTAGCAACATAAATGACATAGCAGGACTTCTTAATGGTGTCTTAGGTTTAACTGGCGAAGCTGGCGAGGTATCAGACCTCGTTAAAAAGGGCATATTCCACGAAAAAGGCATAGACTTAGAGCACCTCAAGAAAGAGTGCGGCGATGTAATGTGGTACGTTGCTATGATTTGCGAAGCTTGCGGATTCAGTCTTGATGATGTAATGCAGACAAACATAGATAAGCTTATAGCACGTTATCCGGACGGTTTTGACACTTACAGAGCTAATCACAGACAGGCAGGTGATAAATAATGGGTAATCAGGATAAGCACTGTTACCAGTGCAAACATAGACATAAGTTATATTGTGAAAAGCCTTGTAATGTCTGTAATGGCAATCCAAATGTTGTAAAAGGCAAGGATAACTTCACAGAGCTTGAAACAGCAAATAAAAATGCAGTACTCTTTGAAACAAAAGAATAGCATATTGCCCCTTAGCCAAGTGGTCAAGGCACAGGATTTTGATTCCTGTATCGTGGGTTCAAATCCCACAGGGGTAGTTCAAGTGTTTAATTACACTTGTGCCTTTACAGGACTTATTGGTTTACTAGCATTAAGTCCTCCTTTCACCTCATAGCGAGAGCTGTTAAGGACTGTCAGATAGTCCGTGAGGTTTTGCGTATTATAAATACGCAAATAAAATTAAGTTATACCTATAGCGCAGCAGTTATCTGTATGGATAGACAGCGAGCGAAGCTACTTTCTTTGAGCCCAACTGCACGGGTAGAATGACATCCAAGCTTTGCCACGACCTGTTATAGGTGTCATAGCCTATACTGCTATTAAGACTAGCATTGTTTTTCAGTATCAACTATCCACCTTAATCGAAACATTTTCACAATGCTAGTCTTTTAAAACGATATGGAGAAGCGGCAACGATTGGCGGTGTTGCGGCAGACTGTAAATCTGTTCCCAAGTGGTAAACAATAGAGGTTCGATTCCTCTCTTCCCCATTGGCGATGTTGCCAGTACACCCCTAGTGCGTTTATTAGAGAAATGCAGGTGCTAATCAATATACCGGTTAAACTTAGTACAGGGAACTGGATTGAGCCGCTTGCGGCTGACTAAAAAATCCTTGGGTGGTGATAACCAAGTAAAAAACCACCGCTTGCCGATATGGGATAAAGGTATTCCAGTAGCTTGCTAAGCTATCCAACAGAAATGTTGTTCGTGTTCAATTCACGATATCGGCGTTTTGAAAGCACTTCTTGGGTCTGCGTGCGTAATGTTGTTTGCAGACTTATCCTAGGTTAAGAGGTGTGAGTAAGTTGATGTGTGGCGGAATGGGTAAACGCTAATAGCAGATAGAATGAGCTAGTGGTTCGAATCCACCATAGCATAACCACAGGGGAATACCTGATTGCTAGGGGCTTGAAAGGACAGGAGTGCTTGTTTATGTGTGGTTCAAATCCACACCACATCAAGTAGTCGGGTAGCTCCCGAATAAGCAGGCGTTGCAGTAATCCCTGCTGAATAATTAAAATGCTTGTGTTGGTTGATTTGCGAACAGGATGGCAGATAGCGTAATGAAGTGCCATAAATACTTTCCAACACAAGAAACTGCACAACGGATAGTAGTTCAGATGGGAGTAACGCTTGATTTATTCAAGTAGTCACAGGTTCAAGCCCTGTCTATCCGATTACAACAAACTAGCTCGACGGAGCGAAAAGCAGACCTGTGAACTGCCTGTTTGTTGTTTTTGTTATTCACAGATTAAGCACAAGTGGAGTGCTGTTATCTTTCACAGGAGGTAATTTATGAATTTTAAAGAATTATTCATTGACAAATCAAAAACACTTATTGTAAATACTGATTTAGCACTTGTTTTAGGAGATTTAAACGAAGCAATAGTGCTTAATCAGTTAAATTACTGGATAGAAATTAATAAAAAAGCTGAAAAGAACCTTGTTGATGGTAAATATTGGGTTTACAACTCATACAGCGATTGGAGAATTAATAATTTTCCATATTGGAGTGAAAAAACGATACAGAGAACATTCACAAGGCTTGAAAGTAAAGGAATTGTTATATCAGCTAATTACAATAAATTAGCTATTGATAAAACAAAGTGGTACACAATAAATACTAAGAAACTACAGGAACTTGTGGATAAATTTAATTCCAATGAGGACAGAATGACAAATCGACAAGACAATATGACAGACCGACAGGACAGAATGACCTGTCGAGAAGGACAAAACGACAGACCATTACCAGAGATTACTACAGAGAATATAAACAGAGATTATAATCCAGAAATTACTAATAAGGACAATACATCAATTAACATTGATGGAGAGGTACATACATCGTTTTCAGAGAAACCGACGGCAAGAGCAGTCACAAGAGATGAAATGTTGCTTAAAGAAAAAGATATGGTTGATAGGTTTAATAACATCTGTGACGACGATATAGATAATTCAGCTATATGTGATTGCGTTAAGGATGGATTTAAGATGTATATGCAGTTATATGAAATCTATTTCCATAAAGTACACCCAATACTTACAGATAAGACATTAAAGAATATATGTTTTGCCCTATCGACTATTACAGATACAGAACACGGACATTTCGACGCTGACGCTATATACGAAACAGACGATAAGGGCATTACAGTTTTACAGAGAATGATTAACGACCATTTCATCAGAGAACATAGAGAAAGCACCAACTACTCAATAACACATTTTGCCAACGCTGAATATCTTGGCAAGCTGGCAAATAGATTTATAGAAATGTAAAGGAACAATGTTTATGAAATTGATATTAGGCATAGTGTTACTGATATGGGTTTATTACAATATCAAATACATTGAAAGAGAAGATATATCTATTGCAACAGCTGTTAAAGAGGGAATGTCGATAATAATATGTTTACTGACAGGTATATTGGCGATTATGATACAGAAAATGATGTAAAACAGACAAGGAGTGATTATTATGGCTATGGGCGTACACCCACTAAACAAAGAGAAGTTTTATGAAGCAATTAACTTATACATATCAGGGCAGGCTTCACAGGTAAAAGCGGCAAAAGTAGCAGGTTGTAGCGTACCGACATTTAAGAAATACGCTAACAAGATTTATGGCGGCGAAGAGTTGCCAAATAATTTATGGGGGAAGAAGTGATATGTGTGAATTTTGCAATGGTAAAAAGAAGAAGATTGAAAATGGCTATACATATGGCAGAGCATATATAGAATCAACTAATTATGGCTATTGTTATAAACTTTGTTATGACAACAGCGGTGAAGAATATGGAGAGGGAGAGTTTGAAATCAATTATTGCCCTATCTGCGGTAGAAAGTTGGTGGAATGATGGCAGAACCTTTAAGTAAATTAGCAGAAAAATGTAAAAGTTGCCCTAAATCTGAAAAATGTGACCATAAAAGAATGGAGTTATGCGCTTTAGCGGATTTGCCACCACAAAATCTTGCAAGTGCTACACAAGGTATTTTGATAGACGCGGCAATGCCGGTTTTGAGGGAAGAAATAAAAAGCCCTTTAAGTCCATTTAGGTACAAAGACGAATTAGAAAAAGCAATAAATGATTCCCATTTTGGAAACAGGTTTATGTATGGTGCTTAGAAAGTTGGTGGAAGATGATTAAAGAAGCATTGTTGGATATTTCAAAAGGATATGTCAAAGTTTTCTTTGATGGTAACCCAGTTGATAGTATATATAGTGTAGATGACATTACAGATGATGAGTCTGGAATGAAAAAGATACAACTTACTTTTTTGGTGAAAGAAGTGCTTTTTAAAGAATAACCGAAGAGTTTGCCAATTTTGCAAAGGGGGATTACTATGAAACATCAAAAAGAATGGCACACTTGTGACAGGTGCGGAAAAGAGATAAAAGTAGGGCTGTTGTGTATGAACTCAATTACAAGGAGTGGCATATTAAATATGACTTACGATTTATGTAATGAATGTATGGAAGATTTTGAGAGGTTTATGAGGAATGAAAACATTGATTGTAGATGATTTAAACATTCCACCAAGTGTTATCGCAAGTGCCATTGTCAATAGAATTCCACTTAATGAAGATAAAAATTGTCACATTGAGCATTGGAGTACCAGATGGAGAATTGAAAAATATGGGAAACATACTTGTCTGGAAGTTAAGAAATTAAGATAAACAATTACCGACTACAGATTGATTGTAGCTGCTGACCTTAGAAAGCTAAAGGCTGATAAAACATATAAAAGGAGATAGAACCTATGAAACAGTTATTTGTAAGTGTGCCTATGAAAGGCAGAACAGAGGAAGAAATCAAAGCTAGTATTCAGAAGATGAAAAAAATTGCTGAAATATACGAGGGCGAAGAATTAGAGCTTATCGACAGCTACATTGAGGATAACCCACATAAAGACAGTAAAGAAGCTGTGTGGTATTTAGGCGAGAGCCTTAAGAAGCTGGCACAGGCTGATGTATTCATTGGAATATGTGAGAGTTATGATTGGAACGGCTGTAGCATTGAAAGAGAAACAGCGGAAAAATATGGCATTAAAACATATATGATTCCAGCACGGTATGTAATTGATGATTATAATACACTTTTGAATAGATTGCATCCGACTTGCTGTGATGCAATGCTGACATTCTAATAAAAATATTGCCGGCTACAGATTGGTTGTAGTCGCTACCCTAAAACAGTTATAGGCAGAGGTCTATAAGCACCTTTGCTGAAAAGTGGAGGTGCTTTTCTTGAATTCTGAATTAAATCAACTGATAGATGATTGCGAAAAATACATATCCCAAAATGGAATAGATGAAAATATCATAGAAACCTACTACAACGTGTGCCAGCTTGCCAAGAATGAGGGTGAAATTGACACAATGTTAAAATGTACGGCTAGGACAAAAGAACTCATAGAAAAGGCTTGTATGCGCGATATAGGGCTATCTATGTGGGAGATAGAGAAGTTTGTCTTTAACAATAAAAGTTCCTTTGATTCGCTTGATAAATACTATGATGTATTACTGCTTGAAGCCCAAAGCAAAATAGTAGATAGTGCATTTATGTATCTTGAAAAGAAAAGAGAACCTAAAGAGCGCTTCTATATGCCACGCCGCAAACAATTCTTAAGAATGGGGCTAATAGAAGCTTTGCAGGGTATGATTGATGATAAATACGATATATTGTGCGTATCATTGATACCAGGAGCAGGAAAGACGACTATTGAAAAAATGTTTAATGCTTTAGTAGCTGGTTGGTTTCCTAATGATTTTTGCCTTTTTTACTCCCATTCCGGCGACATTACACGAATGTACTATGATGGCGTATACGATATTGTTACAAATGCTGATGAATATGCGTGGAACGAAATCTTTCCTAATTTGACAGTTACAAGCACTAACGCAAAGTTAGAACAATTTAATATCGGCAAATATAAGCCATTTCCATCTGTGCAATGTACATCTGTAGGAAGTAAGAATGCCGGTAAAGTTCGTGCAAGTAAGTTTTTACTTGTGGATGATATGATAGGCGGCATTGAAGAAGCACTTAATCCTATGGTGCTTGATAAGCTATGGGATAAATATGCAGTAGATGCTAGGCAAAGAAAAATCCAAGATACGGACGGACACAATTGTAAAGAAATACACATTGCTACGCGTTGGAGTGTACATGATGTTATCGGAAGAATACAGAATATGTACGCAGGAAACAAAAGAGTTAAGACTATTGCCGTACCAGATGTAGACCCAGTAACAGGCGAGAGTAATTTTGATTATGAGTATAGCGGATTCACAAAAGAGTTTTTTGCTGACCAACAGCTTTTAATGGATGAAATCTCTTACAGGTGTTTATACAAACAGGAACCTATCGAACGTGAGGGATTACTATTTCCAGATGATAAAATCCGCAGATACCTTAATCTGCCACACGGAGAACCGGAAATTATTACGGCACAATGCGATACAAAGGGAAAAGGTACGGATTATTTCGTATTGCCTGTATTGCAGAAACACGGAGAAGACTATTACTGCATTGATTGCGTATGTGACAATACAGCTGATTATGAAGAACAATACAGAAATGCCGCAGGAGTGCTTGTAAATAATAAGGTGCAGGAATGCGAATTTGAGCGTAATGCCGGCGGCGATAGAGTGGCTATGGAAGTTAATAAGCGTGTTGAGAGCGTTGGGTGGATTTGCAATATTACTGATACACCAACAGAAACAAACAAGGAAGCAAGGATATTTCAATGTTCTAACTGGATATTACAACACATTATTTTCAAAGACCCCTCACTTTATAAGCCTAATGAGCCATACGGAGTGATGATGTCACTATTAAAGCAATATTCAGTATCAGGTAAGAAACAATTAGATGATGTTCCAGATGTTTTCTCAAACTTTGCACTAAGAATGACACAAGGTAATAGAACAGCTAAAGTTGAAGCTGCTATAAATCCATTTAGGAGGTATTAATTCACTATGACAACTAAGGATTATCTGAATCAGATAAGTTATTACAACAAGATAATTGATAATAAATTGATAGAAATAACACAGTATAAAGAATTATCATACAGCATATCAGCAGTTGTTAATGAAGAAAGAGTCCTGTCATCATCAGATCCGGACAAAATAGGCTGTGGATATGTCAGACTTGAACAAATGGAAGAAAGCCTTGATAAACTCATAGACAAATACATTGATGTAAAAAACAAAATAATAGAGCAGATAGAACAGATAAACAACGAAGATTATTACACAGTATTGTTTCTAAGATATGTCAGAAAGTTTACATTTGAAAAAATTGCAAATGAAACAGACTGGTGTTGGCGACAGGTACACAGGATACACGCTAAAGCATTACAAGCCTTTGAAGATAAATATGGAAATGAATATTTATAAAAGATGTCATAGAATGTCACATTGCCGGCGTGGTATAGTATACCTGTAAGAAATTACAGAACTGTTTTTCATCAAATATTACAATCCTTTATCAGAAAGCATCGTTACTTAATTGTGGCGGTGCTTTTTGTTATGCAACGAGGCAAAAATATGAATTTTTATATGAATAAAGATAAATCAATCATGTGTCCGAACTGCCATAAGTTTTTGACTAAGGCAGACAGCAAAGACCCACGAACACATAAGTTAGCGTGCAAGCATTGCCGTAAATGGATATGGTATGTGCCTAACGATGATGATAATTTTCAGATTAAAGAAATACCGGACAGCAGAAGTTCAAGCGGTATGACATTTTATTAGGAGCAAGATATGAACACAATGTATTTTCAAGACCTTGTTAGAGGCTGTTATGGTAGAAAAATTGCATACACGAATGTAGATACAATAACTGCTAACAATGTTGTTAAGGTTATTGGAAGTACTATAGGTGTATTTAATTGGAATAAACCAGTTATTAAGTATCTGTGGCATTACTACAAGGGCGACCAACCAATATTGTATAGGCATAAGCTAACCAATGAAGATATTACAAACAAGATTGTCGAGAACCACGCATATGAAATTGTTCAGTTTAAGGTAGGACAGACATATGGCGAGCCAATCCAGTTTATTAGCCGTAAAGATGATGAAGCTATCAATAAGGCAGTTGACATACTTAATGATTTTATGGCGGATGCCAATAAGCAGGAGAAAGACATTAAAGCTGGAGAGTGGCAGTCGGCAACAGGTACATCATTCAAAGCAGTTCAACCTAAAAATGGAGATGTGCCATTCAGAATTGTAGCACCTACGCCAATGAACACTTATGTTGTTTACAATGAAAGCACAGAAGAACCTATGCTTGTTGTGCAGGAACTTAAAGACGAGGACGGAAATTGGTATAAAATGGCATTTTCCGACACTATGTCTTTTAGAATTGTTGACAGCAAAGTAGTTGAAGCAAAACTACATACATATGGCGAAATTCCTATTGTTGAGTTCCCTAATAACCACGAAAGAATATCTGATATTGAGCTTGTCATAGGTATGTTGGACGCTATTAATAATATGCAGTCTAACAGAATGGATAGTATACAGCAGTTTGTTGAGTATTGGGTTAAGTTTGTAAATTGCGAAGTTGACACAGAAACATTTGAAAAAATGAAAATGAACCACGCCCTTACGGTTAAATCTATCAATAAAGACAACAAGTCAGACGTTGAGATTATGACACAGGAGCTTAATCAGACACAATGTCAAGTTGCTAAGGATGATTTGCTCGATAATCTTCAAGCTATCCTAGCGATACCAAATAGAGAATCACAAAACTCTGGCGGCGATACACAGGGAGCGGTATCTTTGAGAGCCGGATGGGATTTTTCAAAAACTAGAGCAAAGCAAAAAGACCCTATTGTAAAATCCGCAGAAAAAAGGCTTGCGATAGTAACTTTAAATGTATTGCGATTAGCAGGAAATGATTTAAAACTATCGCCAAGAGACTTTGATGTGCAAATTAATCATAGTCCGTTAGATAATCTCTATACAAAGACACAAGCACTTGCACAAATGCTACAAGCAGGAATAAACCCAAGAATAGCAGTTGCGACTTGCGGCTTATGGGGGGATGCGGAAAAAGTATCTTTACAATCGAAACCATATTTTGATGTTCTGTATAAAACAATAGATATGGTAAACAAAGAGATGAAAAAACAGCCAGAAAATAATCAACTTAATAATCAGCAAAATAAGGCGGTTATCGAATAATCGGTAGCTGCTTTTATTTTATACATTTTGCAGCTATGCGGTAAATAGCAGAAGACACAGCAGGAGCGACCTGCGGTAACAAAAGCGTGTGTTTAACGGAGGTAATTATGACAAGAGAAGATGTATTAAAACTTTTCCCAGAGGCAACAGATGAACAGATTACAAATCTTCTTAATCAGAACAATTCAGAAGTTGCTACGGAGAAAAACAAGGCAAAGCAGTACAAGGCTAAGGCTGACACAGCAGACGACTTACAGAAACAGCTTGATGAGATACAGGCTGGCAATCTGACGGAACTTGAAAAGGCAAATAAAGCCTTAGATACAGCTAATCAGCAGATAGCCGATTTACAGAAATCTAACGCTATCAGAGACCAGAGGGAAGCAGCTATGACTAATTTTAAGATTACTGCTGAACAGGCAAAGACAGTTGTTAAAGATGATGGAAGCCTTGATTACACCGAACTTGGCAAGATTATGTCCGAGAAAGAAACAGCTGCGGCACAGGCTAAGGAACAGGAGATTGCTAAACATCAGGATATTCCGGGCGGTGGCAGTAATAAAGGTGGTGCAGACAATAAGACAAACGCTGAAAAGATAGCAGAAAGTCTTATATCTAATGCACCTAAGAACAATGACGTTTTATCACATTACATTCAGTAATAACAGGAGGTAAGAAATGGCAAAGGAAATGAATATGCAGTATGAAAAGACTTCATACGCAGGAGATGTTCAGATTTTAAAGAGAGAGCCTAATGAAGCAATCCCACTGACACTTGATTTTGATGGCGTAACAACTACAAACGCACAGGGCAAGAAGATTGTCAAAGCAGGTACTCCAATCGGAGCAAATGGCAAGGCTGACAATACAGCCACAGTAGTAGGCATTTTAAGGTTTGATGTAACAGAGGACAGACCGCAGGGCGTACTGCTCAAGAAAGCATATCTTAACACAAAGGTAGCAGAAGCACACTCAGGCGTTACATATGACGCAACAGTTAAGACAGCTCTTCCAATGATTGTATTTGAATAATAACAGGAGGTAAATAGATGTTAATTAATGAAGTATTAGACAGTAAGTCTATTGCATTATCAGCAACAGAAAACGCTAGTAATCAGATACCTTATCTTGGTTTACAGTGGTTTCCAGAAAGAAAGAAACAGGGGCTTGATTTAAGCTGGATTAAGACACATAAAGGACTTCCAGTATCACTTGCACCATCCAACTTTGACACAATCCCAACAATTAGAGCTAGAGAGGGATTAGGCAAGGAAAAAACACAGATGGCATTTTTCCGTGAGGGAATGACAGTCGGTGAAGAGGAAATGCTTGAAATCGAGCGTATTCAATCAGCAGACGACCCTTACCTTGCAAGTGCTTTATCAAGCGTATATGACGATACCAATAATCTTGTAAGTGGCGCAGAGGTTGTTCCAGAGCGTATGAGAATGTCACTTCTTGCCACAAGTGCAGGTCATCCGGTAATTGCTATTGAAAGTGACGGTGTTCAGTATGCTTACGATTACGATAAGGATGGCTCATACGCAAAAGACCATTACGCAAAGTTATCTGGCACAAGTATGTGGAGCGATACAACCAATTCAAAGCCACTTACAGACCTTAACAATGCAAGAAAGAAGTTACAGAAGCAGGGCAAGATTGCTAGATATGTGCTTATGAACAGCAATACATTCCAATATTTGCTTGATAATGCACAGATAAGAAACTCAATCCTTGCACAGAACCTTACAGCAACTATTGAGGTTGACGATGATACTGTTATTTCAGTAGTGCAGAAGAGGACAAAGCTTACCATCGTGCTTTACGATAAGATGTACATTGATGATGATGGTAAGGAACAGTATTTCTATCCAGATAACAAGGTTACACTTCTTCCAGCTGGCAATCTTGGCAGCACTTGGTTCGGCACTACACCAGAAGAAAGAACTGCAAGACAGGTAGCTGATGTTGATGTAACAACATATGGCGTAGGTATTACAGTTGCTACAAAGACAGAGTACGGACCACCTATGAAGATGTCAACATTTGCTTCCGAGGTTGTACTTCCATCATATGAAAATATGGATAGCACATTCGTATATGAGGTTCATAGCGAAGAGTAGGAGGTGCAACTTATGATATATCCATATATAGTGATTCATAACGGAAAATGGTATAACGCAGGCGAAGAGGTTCCCGAAGAGGGGGCTTTTTTAGGTTATAGCAAGACAACCATTAATCGAATGTCTACATCTGATTTGCAGGCTTTTGCCGCAGAACAAGGTATAAGCAACGCAGAAGAACTTACAGGAGCAGAGTTAAAGAAGCTGTTAATTGAGAAATTAGGATTATAGGAGCTGAAATTATGGAATACACTACATTAGAGCAAGTTAAAATCAGACTTAAACAATTTCATATTGATACAGTCACAAACGATGATGATACAACATCTGATGTGGTAGTGTTCGATAGCAAAGAGGATAATCCAATAATCGAACAGCTTATTAAACAGGCTACAGAAGATGTAAAAGCAAGAAGAAATTACCCCGACAGCTACACGGATGAAATGATAACCGAGGACTTGAAGAAATTTGAGAGTGTTATTGTTAATCTGGCTGTCTATGACCATTCACAAGCGGGTGAAGCATTTATGGCAAGCTACAATGAGAATGGTGTCAACAGAACTTGGAGAGATAGAGACAGTTTATTTGTCGGGGTATTTCCATTTGCCAAAGTATTATAACGCCTATAGGGCATTACAGAATATTAAAGAAGATTGTGCGTTACCATTTTACTGATGTCGGCAATATGGTAGCAGGCGGTACACATTAAGGGTGGTGGGCAGTGTGCCATTATTAATTATGAAAGGCGGTATATCAATGCCAATAGCAGTAATTATAAGCATTATTTCAGTTGCTTTTTCCGTCTTTTTCGGACTGTTTACGTTGGGATTTAATCTTAAGAACAACAAAAAGTCTGACAATGCAGAACTTACAGAGCGTGTAAAAGAAAATACACGCATAAATATGAAACTTGACACAATATCAAGCAATACAACAGAGATAAAGAATGAAGTTACAGAAATGAGAAAAGAACTTAATTCTCACGATAACAGGATTATTAAGGTTGAGGAAAGTGTAAAGTCGGCACACCACCGAATAGACGGATTGGAAGCACGACTTAATGAAGATAAGGAGGTATAGCAGAATGGATATAACATCGGTAACAACAGTTGTAGCAATCGTTGTAATAACATATCTGATAGGCTTAGGAGCTAAGGCAATTCCACACATTAAGGATAATTACATTCCTATAATTGTAGGCGTTGCAGGCGGTATATTAGGCATTATAGGTATGTATGTAATACCTGACTTTCCGGCAAATGATATTCTTAATGCAATCGCAGTAGGAATTGTGTCCGGATTATCAAGCACAGGTGTTAATCAGATTTATAAGCAGGTAAAGAACAATGCTTGACATTAATAAGCAGGCTATGAAGTATTCACTTCAAGGACAGACAGTAATTATCTACGAAAGAGACGATGACGGCAATATCCTTTATGAGGGATATACCGATACAGAGGGTAACTTCATTCCTTATCTTGATGATGAGGGAAATAAGATACCTAAAGTTCTTGAAGAGAAAACGGGCTTTTCAGAGCCGGTCGATTTCAAAGCCAACATATCATTCAGCGGCGGAGAAGCACAAAGCAAAGAATACGGCTTTGATACGGCTGATTTTGACGCTATTTTGCTGACAGATAGGGATACATTACCTATTCAAAAAGGCGACCTTATATGGCTTAATAGCAAGCCTACATACACATCTGACAGTCTTGTTGATGAAACATCAGCAGACTTCACGATTGTAGGCATTAAGCCAGCATTATATTCAACTAAGTATATGCTTAAAGCAGTTGTAAAGTAGGTGCATCTATGGCAAGACATACAATTAATATATCATTGTCTGAAAAGTCCGTAAATGAAGCTATCAGGCAGCTACAACAGTATAAGAACTGGCTTATCAAAAAGACTTTACAGCTTGTCAAAGAGCTTGCAGAAGTTGGAATACCTGTTATAGATGAAAATATGGCAAAAGCAAGTTATACATATGATGAGAAAGGTGTTCGTAGCGGTTCAGATACAAGCCATCACAGTTATGTTGAGATAAAATCTGTTGGAGAATATGCCGAAGCAAAATTAATTGTAGAGGGCAAAGAACTTATGTTTATAGAGTTCGGAGCTGGTGTATTCTACAATGGAGCGGCTGGAAGTAGTCCACACGACAAAGGTGTTGTTAATGGTATGGTTATAGGCTCATACGGCGAACATCACGGCATACAAAAAGTGTGGGGTTACTATGACGATGACGGAACCTTAGTTCTTACACACGGCGTAGAAGCACAAATGCCTGTTTATAAGGCTGATATGGAAATCATACAGAAATATGTTGAGGTAGCAAGGAGAGTATTTAGTTAATTTTAACCCATTCTGCTCTATAACCTATTATATCAAGAATTTCTATAACTTCATTATAAGTAAAACTTTCTTTGCGAAAGCGATTACTAAAATTTTGAAAAGAAAGATGTGTTCCGTGCCTAAGATTTAATTCAGCATTTACTTGTGACATAGTAAAACCTTGAGATACAATAAGACCTTTTAATTCGTCTTTTAACATAAAATCAACTCCTTTATATTATTTTTAATATATTATCATAATAAAATTAAATTGTAAAGTTTAATAAAACGCTTGATAATTATAATATATTGGTTTATAATTAAATTATAAAATTTAATTAAAGGTGATATTATGGGAAAAGCGATTGATTTAACAGGGAAAAGGTATGGCAGATTAATAGCTGTTGAAAAAGTGAAAAATCCAAATGATAAGCACCACGCATACTGGAAATGCAAATGTGATTGTGGGAATTTTATTATTACAAGAAAAGACTCTCTCGAAAATGGACACACAAAATCTTGCGGTTGTATAAGCGCGGAGAAAGGCTATCATAATCACGGATACTCACACGAAAAGTTGTACAGCATTTATTATGGTATGAAATACAGATGTTATAACCCAAACTGTGATTCATATTCATTATATGGTGGCAGAGGAATAAAAGTATGTGATGAATGGTTAAAAAATGTAGAAAATTTTATTAATTGGGCTTACAAAAATGGGTACGATAATAAAAAGACTAAAGCTGAACAATCCCTTGACAGAATAGATGTTAATGGCAATTATGAGCCATCTAATTGCAGATGGGCTGATAAAGATGTTCAAAATTATAACAAAAGATGTACAAGAAAGATAGTTATAAACGGAGAAGAAAAAACATTACTTGATTTACATAAAGAATATGAAATATCAATGACTACATTGAGAAGTAGATATCAAAGATATTTAAAAGGTTTATGTACTGTTGACGAATTAATTCAGAATACAAAAATAATAAATAAGCCCCAACAGATAATTATTAGGGTTGGTGAAGAAGAACACAATTTGACAGAATGGGAAAAAATAACAGGCACATCAAGAAAAACCATAATTCATAGATATAGAAAAGGGGCAAGAACATATGAAGAGTTATTTAAGAAAGGTCGCTGAAAAGCGACTTTTTCATTTTGCAAGAAGCGATAATCTTTACATAGCAAGAGAGGTGTTTAGCTAATGGCAAATGCAAACGATTGGGCGACAGACCTTGAAAACACAGTCACAGCACTTGTCAAGGCTAAAACCCTAACACAATTAAAGAAAACATACCCAAAGATAGTCATAACCAATGAGGGAGAAAACAGCGGTCAAGCAGTATTTCCAACAGTATACATTCATTTACTGCCAGCAGTAGAACAAGGGCAAACACTTGACGGACAGACAATAAACGCATTGTTAGCAACATTTCAAGTAGATGTTACCACTAACACAAGCAAGTCTGACTGTCGCAAGGTTATGACGATAATTACAGATACATTTAAAACAATGAGATTTCAAGGCAATGCAATGCCAGAGTTCTCAATCAGCAATAAAGTACATAAGAGTACCGCACGATTTAGGCGGTTAATCGGAGCAAATGACAGATTATTGTAACAAAGAGCAGAAATGCTCTTATTTTTTTGCGAATTTTTAGGAGGTAGACAATGGCAGATACAGTAGCAGGATTAAGTGCACTGGGAATCACGTTTAGTTATGGAGTTGAAACTACAGCAGGTACTAAACCAACAGCGTTTAAACTTCTTCATAGAATCAATTCTATTGATGAGATTACAGTAACCCCAGAGGCTATAGATGCATCAGCACTTGAAGATTTACAGACAAGAAACATTGCAGGTAGAGATACAGTTACAGATACAGTTGCGGTAACAGTTAATAAGACGGAAGCTACAATCAAAGAGTGGAAAGACCTTATTACAGAATATAAGGCTTTAACTGATGGAAAGAGAATGTGGTTTCAAGAGATTACTCCGGGTATATCAGATGCGGAGTTCTTTGTTGCACAGCCGCCTTCAAAGTTACCAATTACGGGCAAGGAGCAAAATTCACTTCTTACAATGGCTATCAACCTTATTATTGAGGATATGGTAGGAACAGATACAGCAGTAACCCCAACATCGGGGGAATAATGAGCTATTCGACTAAATCAAAAAAGGCTGTGTCGGATAGCGTAGAAAACGCCAAAACAGCCGACTACACATCATATCTTGATGATGTAACAGAATAATTAATTTAAAAGGCAGGTGCGGTGTAAAATCCGCACCTTTCCCTATATGGACGATAGGGTGGGAAAGGGTAAAAATTATGATGAATATTAATGTAAATGGAAAAGAATACAAAGTTGAGTTTAGCTTCGGTGCAGCAGAATGCAAGGAAATTGTGCAGAAAATGTTTTCTGTCGTTAATGGTTCTTACTTACTTGCACAGACAGATAAGAGTGTTGCACAGGCTTCCTTTGATGGATTGGCAAATATGACAGCAGATGTGCCAGAGATTTGCATTTTAGCCATTTATGCAGGCTGTATTGACAATAACCCAGTAACTATGGATGAAGCAAAGGAACTCACTAGAGCATATATTACAGAGAAGAGAAAGACAGATAAAAGTTACGGATATAGAACATTGTTCGAGGAGATTAAGAAAGCGATGGAAGATGATGGTTTTTTCGAGCTGTCGGGAATAACAGCGATGTTAGAGGAGATGGCGAACAATGTGGAAGAAGCAGCACAGGAACAGAAGAAACCGACAGTAGTTCCACAAGACCACAAGAAAAAGCAGACTTCCACAAAATAATATGGGAAGAATACTTTGTCTTAGCCAGCTCACTAGGCGTTAGTTATTCAGACTTTCTAAAAATGACACCCAAAAAGCTATGGGCGGTTGTAGAGGGTAAAAAACTTGAAAGACAACGAATAGATTCAGATATATGGCTTGCGATAGGTAGTTACATACTCCCAGCAATCAAGATAGGTGTTAGAAGTGGTGCTTGGGGCAAAGGCGAGCTTGAATACCCAGACAAGCCTATTTATAGAGATATTAACAAAAAAGAGAACAGTGAAGATGAAATACAAAGAAAGAGAGAAGAGTTTGTTTTGAATATGAAAATACGAAAAGCAAACTGGGATTTAACGCACCCTAAAAATGATAAGCCGGAGGTATAAAGCGTGGAATTAGACAGTTTAGAAGTCAAAATTACCGGTACTGCCACTAAAGCTATCAATTCTGTAGATAAGCTGATAAATCAACTTACAAGGCTATCAACATCACTTGCAACTGTGAATGGTTCATCACTAAGTGGTCTTGCAAATGGTGTTAGTCAGTTAGGTTCCGCTATGCAGAATATGAACGCAGGAACAGCAGATTTTACAAGGCTTGCCAAGAATATCACAAAGATAGGTTCTGTTGATTCAGTTGCACTAACTAACACAGCTACATCACTTCAAGCTGTCACAAAGGCAGTTGCAAGCATATCAGCTATTCCGCAAAATGCAACACAGGTCACAGAATTTGCAAAGTCACTTGGTAAGCTAGGCAGTAAGAGCATAGAAAACGCCGTTGTAAACATTCCAAAGCTAGGCAATGCTTTAAATGGCTTAATGACAACGCTATCAAGAGCACCTAATGTAAGTAGTAATGTTATTGCTATGACTAACGCATTGGCTAATCTTGCTAGTCAAGGTAGCAAGGTGGGTACTTCTTCAAACTCACTTCAAAAGTCGCTGTATGGCGTTTCTACAAGTGCTAGGACGGCAACTAGAAGTAGTTGGAACTTGGCAAGTGCAATAGGCAAGTTTTATGCCACTTATTTTATGGTAATTCGTGGCAGTAAGAAACTTATAGAAGCTATCAAGTCAACAACAGATTACATTGAAGCTTTCAACTATCAAGCGGTTGCGTTTGGCAAGATTGGTTCGGAATGGGATAAGGATTACGAAAAGTACGGATATGATAATGCTACGGCATATGCAGAAAGTTTTCAAAGCAGAGTAAATGATACTCTTGGAAAGCTATCTGGCTTAAAAGTTAATGTTCAAGGTGGTTTACTTGAAGAAAGCGGAGCAAAGAACTTAGGACTTAACATACAAGAAGTAACACAGTATGCTTCGCAGTTAGCTTCTGTTACTAACTCATTAGGACAGACAGGTGAAGCAACAACGGCAATAACAAAGTCAATAACAATGCTTGCAGGCGATATAAGCTCACTTTTTAATGTGGACTATTCAACAGTAGCACAGAACTTACAAAGCGGCTTAATCGGGCAATCAAGGGCATTATATAAGTATGGTATTGATATTACCAATGCTACATTAGCGACATATGCTTACAACTTAGGCATTTCCAAGTCTGTATCAGAAATGACACAGATGGAAAAACAGCAGTTAAGAGTGTTAGCTATACTAGACCAATCAAAAGTATCGTGGGGCGATTTAGCCAACACGATTAACAGCCCATCAAATATGTTACGCCAGTTCAGTAACAATATGAAAGAGGTAGGAATGGTAGCAGGACAGCTATTTATCCCAATTCTTTCAAAGGTTATGCCGGTAGTAAACGGAGTAACTATTGTAATCAAAAGATTATTAGTCAATCTTGCTTCTTTAATGGGCGTTAAGATTGACTTTGAGAGCTTCGGACAAAGTGGCTATAAAGACACATCAGATGGCTTAGAAGATATTTCAGACGGCTACAAAGATGTAGCTGATTCAGCTAAGAAAGCTACATTATCCCTTATGGGATTTGATGAAATAAATAAATTACAGGACGATACAAGCTCAAGCAAGGGCTCAAGCGGTGGTGGCGGTAGCACTATTGATTTGACAGATGATATTGCTAAGGCGGCGGCAGAATATGAAGCGGCGTGGAATAAAGCATTTGCCAATATGGAAAATTCGGCAGTTGCTTGGGCTGATAGAATAGAAAAAGCCATAAAAAAGGGTGACTGGTACGGAATAGGTACTTACGCAGGCAAACAAATAAACAAAGGGATAAATGCTTTTCCTTGGAAAAAAACAGGAGAAGCAATTACAGAAGCTATTTGCAATGTTTTGGATTTTGCAGATGGATTTGTTAGTTCTGTTGATTGGGAACAATTAGGAAGAAATATAATAAAGTTTATTGAAGGTATAGATTTAGGAAAAATAACTGTAAAAATTTTGGACCTAGCAATTGACTTAGGAGTATCAGCAATAAAATTAATATGGGGTGCTTACCAGGAGATATACGACAAATGGGGAATTGCAGGAATTTTGGCTTCTTTGGTTATTCCGGGCGGAATTCTTACACTTAAATTTATTACGGAATTTTCAGCAAGCATAGATGATAGTAAATATGTAAAAAAAGCAAAAGATGGCATAGAAAATATAAAAATAGCTGCACAAGAAAAATGGAATGAAATTACAGATTGGTGGAATAATACAGCAATCGTAAATTGGTGGAATAATGATGTTACGCCTTGGTTTACTAAAGCGAAGTGGCAGTCACTTGGAGATAATACAAAAGATAGCTTGCAAGATAGCTGGACTTCTTTTAATAACTGGTGGAGTAGCACAGGAATATACAACTGGTGGAACAATAGCGTAGCACCTTATTTTACAAAAGCAAAATGGCAATCTCTTGGAGATAACGCAAAGGGCAGCTTAACTGATAGTTGGACTTCGTTCAATAATTGGTGGAGTGGCACAGGTATATATAATTGGTGGAATAATGATGTTACGCCTTGGTTTGCTAAAGATAAATGGAACAACTTGGGTGATAATTTCAAGTCAAGTCTACAAGATAAATGGTCTGATTTTTCTTCTTGGTGGAGCACAACCGGAATTTACAATTGGTGGAATAATCACGTAGCACCTTACTTTACGGCAGATAGATGGCGTGATATGGCAGATGGAATAAGAGTAGGCATACAAGATAAGTGGAATAATGTAGTTAATTGGTGGGATAGCAAACCATCCCTTAGTGAAATTTCAGTAGCCGTTGAGAACTTTTTTTATAAAGTAAGAGATATGTGGTATAATTTCAAAGATTGGTGGGACAACTTAGGACTTAGCTTCCCACATATAAAAACGCCACATTTCGATATTGATGGCGAATTTAGTCTTGTGCCACCTCAAGTGCCCAAGATAAGTGTTGATTGGTATGCAAATGGCGGCTTTCCAAACAAAGGACAGTTATTCGTTGCTAATGAAGTAGCACCCGAAATGGTTGGTACTATGGACGGAAGAACAGCAGTAGCCAATCAACAAGAAATTACAACAGGTATTGCTAATGCAGTTTATCCAGCAGTATACAATGCGGTTGTAGCGGCTATGTCAGAAGCCAACAACAACGTTAATATAACACTACAAGGTGACGCTGATAAATTGTTTACAATGGTACAGGATAAAGCTAATAACTACACTAATATGACAGGGCAAGCAGCATTCCCTTATTAATTGACAAATAAATAATAAAAGAATATATTTAAAGTACTAAAGATAAGGGGGAATGTATATGTTAAAAAAAGGCTTATATAAAATGCTGGAAGTATTAGGAATAAAGAAAAAACAGCAACCACAAATTCAACGCCCACTAAATCCTAACTTTAAAGGAGTGTACAGAGCGACAGAAAACGGCTTAGTTGAAGTATATTGTCCAAGATGTAGCAGTTGGGACTGCTCTCACACACAGATTACAACAGCTGTACCACAGAAAACTAAGACAAGATATACCGTTAATTTGAATCCGTTTAGACCGTTTACGCTGGTTAATAAGAAAGAGAAGATTAAGCAACAGGGCGGAACTTATTCACAACATAGGTTTGTGTGTAACAGATGTGGGCTGATTTTTTGGTAATACATGATTTTAATGGAGCGTATCTTTCGGTGCGTTCCATTTTTTATTAAAAAGTGCTTGACAATTATTGCAAGGGCAGTTATTATAATAGCATAAATATTGCAAGGGCAATAATTGAAAGGAGTGATTATTATTAGTCCAGCAGGAAGACCACATAAGGAAAACCCTAGAAATGTTAATCTTAATATCAGAATAACAAAAGATGAAGCTAATCGTATTCAGAAATGTGCTGATGAATTGAAATTAACAAGAACCGACACCATTATGAAAGGTATAGGGTTAGTAGAAAAAGAACTTAAAGACAACAAAAAAGAGTAGCAACAAGTCGGTCAAAACTTTTAGTTGCTACTCAAACCACCAATCCGAAAGGAATTGATAAATCTATCATATCAGTTTCTTTCGGAAAATTCAAGAATATTTTCGGAGGAAAAACAAATGAGTAATGTAGAAATCGTAACAAATATTGACATAGCGTCAGAAATTGCACACGCAACAGTAACAGAAGTTTTAGCAAATATGGAAAACGAAAGAGTTTCATATGTTCTTATGGGAGTTTTGCAGCAGATAGAAACCATTCAGGACAATGTTAATAATTTTGATTTAAAGGGACAGGACAAGTCTGCAAAGGAAGTGGCATAATATTATTGCGTGAGGCATTGTGGGCATATACTCCCACTACGCAATAAGTTCTGTTTTGAGCAAATGATAAATTTGTAGGAGGTAAAATAATGAGTTATAATAATAATCCAACTACAAAAGATGACACTCACAATGAGATTAAGGCACCGATGAACACTAAGAATATTTGCGGCGTAGACTGCTATGAGCAGAATGGCGTTGCTTACTTAAGATTGGAAAATGTTGCTAGAGGGCTTGGGTTTACCACCGTTGCAGCAAGTGGCAACGAGGTTGTTAGGTGGAATACGGTCTACAATTATCTAACAGATTTAAAGGTCGTTGCAGGAAGTTGCAACGGCAATTACAAAGGGAATTGTCCAGATTTTATCCCAGAAAACATCTTCTACCGACTAGCAATGAAAGCCAAAAATGAAACAGCAGAGAAATTTCAAGCATTAGTGGCAGACGAGATTATTCCGTCAATTCGCAAGAATGGAATATATGCTACTGATAATGTTATTGATGAAATACTGAATAATCCAGACTTTGGAATAGAATTATTAACAAAGTTAAAAAAAGAAAGGCAAGCAAGAGTTGAAGCAGAAAGAAAGAACGCTATCTTAACACACGTCAATAAAACATATACAATGACGGAGATTGCTAAAGAGCTGAACTTAAAATCTGCTATTCAACTTAACAAGTTGCTTGCTGATAGAAAAATTCAGTACAATGTCAATGGAACTTGGGTTCTTTACTCACCATACAGCAGTATGGGATATGAGGAAATTAAACAAGAAATTCTTGACAGTGGTAAAGTAATCTATCATAGACGAATTACCCAACTTGGAAGAGAATTTATACTGCAATTATTCAATAATGTTGCATAAGTTCTCTTGTGGGATATAATAGCTCAAACAGAAAGAAAATTCAATAGCTGTAAGAAATTTACAGCTATAAAAAATCAGAACAAGTTGGGTAGACCTGTTCTGATTAGCACATATGAGTACATATAAGTTGCTCACGTCAATAATAACAAATAAATAGCAAAATGACAAGGACATTTCGCTTAATTGTGAGGTGTCCTTTTTGTGTGCTTGGAAAGTGAGGTTTTACTATGAATTTTATACAATACATAAAGCAAGCGTGGAAAGCTGGCACTAGCGGCGGCACTCCATTAAGTCCAGATAGACTTAACCATATGGAAGATGGAATTAAGAGTAATAATGATATGATAAGCAAGCTAAACAGCAATATAGCTAATAGTGACATTGAGGGAATATTTAATTACCTAGGTCTTGAATTAATCATATACCACAAATTGGGCATATGTTACCTGCATTCCAGCGGCAGATTAACTCAAGCATTTCCAAAAGAATGGACCACAATTGGTGAAATAAGCAATATAAATTACAAAGGTTATGGACACTTAGCCACTAATACTAGTGGAAAAATAATAAAATTTGCATATATAAATGGAACTCTAAGTGCATATGCACCAAGTTCAACAAATGCGATTGAATATGTACAAGACAGTTGCGTACTTATCTGAATTAACTATTTACCAATTTTTAATTATTAAACTTTAGGGTAATCAGAAAAAAATAAATTATAAAGCTGTACACAATAAAATTTCCACATAGCCATTAAAGTATGTGTTACTACCTGCCCACCCACCAACTTGGCATATATGTCCATCTGATATACCAACCATTGTGTAAGTAATACCAGCATTTCTTCCTAAGTGTTGCCCACATATACCTATTGCTTTATAGCCGGTAGGTAGCGTGAATTCCTTTTCTATTAGGAACGGCTTGTTAGCTTCAATTACTGCATTATCGTAACTAACCTTGATTACTTTAAATAAATTATAAGAATTGCTGTTTAGCTTGCTTATCATATCGTTATTATTCTTAATTCCGTCTTCCATATGGTTAAGTCTGTCTGGGCTTATTGAAGTAAATATATAGAAAAGAGGTGATTGAATGATAAGCGCTGTAATTATCGAGGGAGTAACATTCCCAGTAGCATATAACGGCTACACATACAGCAGAAATAAGATATGGTCTAAGAACACAGGAAGAAACGATTATGGAGAAATGGTAGGCACAATCGTGGCTATTAAGGATAAAGTAGAACTACAATTGCCACCATTAACAGGTGAACAGGCGTTGTTGCTTGATAATGTGATTAGTGATGAAAATAACCCATTCCCGACAGCACAAGTCCTATTCTTAGGCGGTACACAAAAGGAAATGACAATATACACAGGAGATGTGACATATCCGTATCTCACAAGAGCGAAGAATGAGGACGGATTAATAGTCGGAGCGAAGCTAAGTTTAATTCAGAAATAAGGAGATTAACTATGAAAATAACAGGAAATGAAGTTTTAGCACATTATGAAGCACTTGCAAGTGTAGCACAGCTTAAAATGGGTGGCAGATTAGCAGTTGCCATTATGTCTAACATTAAGATGTTAGAGCCACACTTTAAGGCAGTCGTGGAAACGATAGAAAAGATACGCGAGGAAAATAAAGATAACAACGATAAGATAAAATCAGAACTTGAAGAACTAGGAGAACAGGAAATAGAAGTATCTGAATACACAAAAGTTGATATAAGTGCATTTGATAGTTGCGAAGCCATTGAGCCAGCTAAGATTATCGCACTTAGCTTTATGATTAACAATTAATCAGCAGAAAGGAGCAACCTAATGAAAAATATTAATTGGGGTGCGGATTTCAATTTGCTGTATGCAAGATATTACAGCAAATATTTAGTTGACGGAAAAGAATACAATCAGACACTTAATGAGTTTAAGTACAGCAACATAATCAATCCGAACAATAGCATTTCCATAGGTAACACTTGCAGTAGTAGTGTTACCTTTTCTATTTATAATCCAGAAATCACGCTTGAAAATAAGGATATAACTATTTTTGAGGGCGTTAAGGGCGATGGTGGAATTGAGTATGTACAGATAGGTATATTTACTGTAACTAAAGAAGAAAGTAACGGAGAGTACACTAAATACACAGCTTATGACAAGATGTACAAAGCCGAAAAAGGTTATTTTTCTGAATTAACTTATCCTAGTACGGACAAGGCTATTTTAGAGGAAATCTGTACAAAGTTAGGCATACAGTTAGCAACTAGCATAACAAACACACATACAATTACAGATAAGCCGCAAGGCTATACAATGCGTGAAATGATAGGTTATATGGCTATGCTACAAGGTGGAAATGCGGCTATTAATTCTGACGGAAACCTTGAAATAAAGTGGTACAAAGATAGCGGTTATGTGCTTGACGGACATCAATACTATCAGCAAGGGGTTACTTTTACCACTAGCAAAGATTTTACGATAAGAAAGCTGACTTGTAACAATACAAAGTCTGGTGATAAGGAAACTAGCACAATCACTAGCGGCAGTGGTACAACTGGACTTAGCTTTGCTAATCCATTTATGACACAAGCTAACTTAAATGAGATTTATAAAAAGATAGGCGGCTTTCAGTTTAGACCGCTTACAGTTAAGTTTGTCGGTGACTGGCGGCTTGAAGTAGGCGACATTATAACTGTTAATAAGGGCGGCGTTGATTACAAAGTGCCTATAATGCAGATAACACACGAATGTGATGGCGGCTTAATGGACACAGTTACATCTATCGGACAATCTGACACAGAAAACAGCAATATTGCTAGAGGTCCGATAACAAAGCAAATGGAACGATACTACGCTGATTTAGTCTTAATCAACAAGGCAGTTATCGAAAATGCTGATATAACTAGTGCTAATATTGAGAGTTTAAAAGCACATCAAGCGTATATCGACCAATTAAAGGCTAATAAGATTGAAACTATTACAGCAAATATTGTTAATTTGACGGCAAATAAAGCTACGATTAATGAAGCTAATATCGCTAAGTTGCAAGCAGATTATGCACAGATAGGTGTATTAAACGCAGACGTAGCAGACATTAAGACTTTAATGTTTGGTTCTGCGACAGGTAAAAGTTTAACAACAGAATTCGCCAATGCAGTCGTAAGTGTTATTGGCAATGCACAGATTAAGGATGCTATGATTGACAGCATAGCCGCAAGCAAGATTACAGCACTTGACCTTAATACCACCAAATTTAAGGTTCATAGCGAAAATGGAATGTCTTATTGGCAAGATAACACAATTATCATTAAAGATACTGACAGAATAAGAGTTCAAATAGGTAAAGATGCTAATTCAGACTACAATATGTATGTTTGGGATAAATCTGGAAATCTGATGTTTGATGCTTTAGGGCTTACTGAGAAAGGTGTTACAAGAAAAGTTGTTCGTGATGATGTTGTTCAAGATGACGCTAATATTAATGCGAGTAAGCTGGATATCGAAACGCTATTTAACGTTATCAATAACGATAACACACATACACTTAAGAGCAATAAAATTTATCTGGACAACGAGGGACAGACACTTAATGTCATTATGCAAGCTATAACAAGTGGTGCTGGCAAAGATTATACTCAATGGGGCGGTATGATGAAAGTTGCTAGTGATTTTATCACTAACAAGTTGTGGTGGACTGAAAATGTTGATAATGAAAGCATTAAGACTAAGTTTTCTACTGTTAATCAGAAGCTAGATAGCTACGAAATAACGTTATCTGACTTATACCAACAAACGAATGATAATTTTATGGTGTATACAGTTACAGAAACACCTAACAAAGATAATTACCCAGCTATTGATTGGTTCATACCTATTTATCCGTCAGATGATTTATTTCCAAGCGATAATCTTACTTGGACTTATAGCAATGATGAATACGCAAAATATCACGGGGCAATAGCGCACAACGAAACAACTCAAAAAACTTGGCGTTGGGCTAAAGATGATAAAGGTAATTGGGGTTGGAAAGAGGTATCTAACACACAATTAGCTTATATGCTTAATCAGAACGCTAGCTTTAAAATGAACTTAGATAGTATATCTACATCATTGTTAAGTGTGCAGCAGAATTTAAAAGATAACTACAGTACAACCACAGTTATGAAGAATGCTATAACGCAGGCTGTAAAAGCAGAAAGCAATAGCATTAAACTTGAAGTGTCTAATGCTTATGCTACAAAGGATAGCTTAAGTAGCTACAGCACAACAACGCAGATGAATGCGGCTATAAGCACAGCAATAAGTAAAGAAAGTTCAGCGATTAAGTTAGAAGTAGCAGGAGCATATGCCACAAAAGATAGCCTTAAAAATTACGCTACAACAGCAAGTCTTAGTGCTTATATCAAGAAAGACCCAAAAAGTGGCGAACTTAAATCCGCAATTGAAGCAATTGCAGATGATATAACGCTTAAGGCTAAGGGGGCTATTAATATTAGCGGTAACAAGAGCGTTAACATTAGTGGTAACGCATTTACTTTAACATCAACTAATACAATTATAAGTGCAACGGGGACAATTACCTGTAGTGATATAATCGGGACCGGGGGTCGCATTGGCAATTGGGATATTACTGATGGAAGCTTAAAGAATGATTACTTAGCACCAGACGGATACTTAAGAAGAACTTACATTCAAAGTTCAAAAAATATTGGTGATTGGATTTTTTCTGTTCAGAAAGGAGCCGTACAAGGAACTTCGCCAAGCACACTAAACTCCCTGTGGCACGTTACTAACGATGGCGAAATGCAGTTCAATGTTGAGAGCGGTAAAGGTATTAAAATGTATGGTTCGGCAGGATTAGAGTTAGAAGTGTTAAGAGACCGCATCGAATTATATTACCAGCCTTACATCAATGGAGAACCGCAAGCTTGGACGAAAATTGAAAAAGGAAAAATTTCTATAGACTCAAAAGGTTGGAGTTCTTTTGGTGACTGTGCTCTATCTGTAGTTAACAGCTCAATAAAGACTACAGCATTGTATATAATGCATCAAACAGAAGATGGGTCATACTATCAAAGAGGATGTGTAATTAATAGAAATCCTTTTTCTGGTGATATTATGTTTGATTGGGATGGACGTTATCTTCGCGGATATATAGGGGATAATGTTGTTATCACTTGGGACAACGAAAATAAAAATTGGATATAAGATTAGGAGGTAAAACACGATGTTAGACATCAACTCATCAATTCAGAAGAACGGAACATTATCTGTTCAAAATTCAGACGGAACACTTAAACAGGTGGCTTATCTGTCAGCCACAATCAGCGAAAGCGGCACAGTTAGTATGTCAGCTAGCTTCAATGACTTTGCGGCATACTTGGCAAATGATATAGCACTAGACAGTGAGCTTAAGAGCTTCCTTGATGGTGTTAAAAACACTTACAAGGCAACATACAGCACAGAAGATAACACAATTAGTTCAGATGCAGTAGATATAACAGGAACAACAGAAAGTGAGGTATTTTAGTATGATTAAGTGTGGAGATTTTTCAGCGTGGAATGGTGCAGTTGACTGGAACAGAGTTAAGGCGGCAGGACTTACTCACGCTATCCTTAAAGTTATCAGACGCGACTTTGAGCCAGATGAGCAGTTTGAAAACAACTGGAAAGGCTGTCAGTTAGCAGGCGTGCATATCTGCGGTGTATACAATTATGTTTACACGCCAACAGTAGAAGAAGCTATCGCAGCGGCTAAAAGAGTATTAGAGGTACTTGACGGACGTAAGGTAACAGTTTGGATGGACGTTGAAGATACTTGTATGCGAAACTTAGGTCCAGAGCTTATTGATATTATCAAGGCTTACAAAGAGGTTATTGAGGGTGCAGGATATGACTTTGGCGTATATACTGGCTTATCATTCTATGGTAGTTACATCAAGCCCTATACAGACCCTAGCGACTTAGATTGTCCGTTCTGGATAGCACGTTACTACTTAGGCTATGATGAAATGCAGTTAAATGATGATGTTAACACAGACAAGACACCTAACATTGACCATTACCTTGCAGGTTGGCAGTACACATCAAGCGGCGTTGTTGACGGAGTAGACGGAGTTTGCGACTTATCAGAATTCTATGGCTTTCATAATGAAGAAGATAATACAGAAGATAACAGCGAAGAAGATAACACAGAGGATAGCACAGATGAACACGTATATGCTACATACGCCGCTTATACCGATAGATGGTGGGGTGAAGTAGAAGATAGAGAAGATTGGGCTGGTGCAGGCGACAATAAAGCTATCACAGCACTTATTATCAAGGTTAGCAGAGGTTCAGTTAAGTACAGAGTTCACTTAAAGGGCGGAGATTGGCTTCCTTATGTTACTGGCTTTAATTATGACGATTACGATAATGGCTATGCAGGTGACAAGAAGCACGAGATTGACGCAATAGAAATCATTTACTATACGCCAGAGGGTGAGCCTTGGAAGTATGCAAAGTATATGGTATCTGTATTTGACAACCGCAACTTCTATCCAGAGCAGATAGATGATGAAACATCTAACGGAATGGACGGATATGCAGGCGTTATGGGCAATGCAATCGATAAGTTCCAGTTGCGTATTGAATAAGTTGCTTAATGTAATTTAGCGTACTTTATAGTATAATAAATTATAATTGCAAAGAAAGGACGGATAAAATGCTAAAAGATACAATAGAACAAAATAACTATATGGAGTTGATAGATACAGTTAATGTATCCGAACGAAACAAAGAAATTGTAAAAAAATACATAGCTGGAATTAAAATGAAAGCTCTAAGCGAAGAATATAATGTATCATACGAAAGAATTAGAGCAATAATCTATAATTATATATGGCATTGTTCTCACTATAAAAAACGCATAAATAAAAAGTAAACAATTTAATTTGTCGAAAATTGTCGAAATAACACGACCGAAAGTATTTGAAATATACTAACGATAAATGTATAATAAACTTGTCTTTGAGAAAAGACCCTTAAACATTTTCAAGTTCTGGCAGGCGATATTGTTTGATTGGCGTTGGCAATATCGCCGCTACACTTGACACGATAGAACGCGTGTTCTATAATAATCGTATCGCTATCAAACGTGCAAGGGCAAGAGAGGGGAGTGCAGGTTTATGGATAACAGTAATGAGGAAAATTACAAAGATAAGTTAATAGAACTCATAAATAAAATAGAAAATACAGGTACATTAGAGTACCTGTATTCATTCATAGAAAACTTTTTGAAGAGGTGGGGGTAAAACCCTACTTCTTTTCTTTTCGAGATAACATAACATCTATCATATCTAATATCGTTTCTTTATCTCTTTGTTCTAACATAGAAAACTTCCAAAGTAAATCAACATCTTTTTCAGCTTCTTTTGAATTATCCTTACGGATTGGCGAAACATCAAATCCCATTAGCCACGCTTCTGACACGTTCAAAGCCATTCCTAAGACAACTAGCTTTTCTTGGCTAGGTTCAACTTTGCCTGATACATACTGGCTAATATCGGATTTATTCATCTTGATATTGTATTTCTTACAATATGGTAATGATAAATTCAAAATATCAACTTGCTTTAACTTCCGTTCATTCATTAGCTGTTTAAGCCTATCTGATGTATTCTCTTTCATCTTAGTTATCCTCCTTTCTGTTGATAATATACCATTATTTGAACAAAAGTTCAAGATGTAAAACTAAAAAAGTAAAAAATATTGAACTTTTTATTGACATATTAATTTAAT